TGTTCCGATGACGCCGTTCATCCTCTGCGTCGATCCTGGCTTCAGTACGAGCGGGTGGGCGATCCTTCGCCTGACGCCGGTCAGCGAGCACCTGCACAGCGTGGGCATCATCTCGACGCCCAAGAACAAGCGCGATGCGGACACGGCGAACGAGGAGATGGCGCGCACGCGCACGCTCTTCGACGCCTACCGCACGCTGCTGCGCCCGCCGCGCGCCGTACCCGATGGGCGCTTCTTCGCCGTCGTGTGCGAGGAATTCTCGATGGGAGCTGGGCACGGCGGAGCGATGACGGCGCGCAAGATGGGCTTCGGGCACGGAGCTCTGATCCTCGCTGCGCATGTGTGCGGGCTGCCGCTCTTGCATGTCTCGCCCTCGGGCGCGCGCAAGCACCTGGGCGTGAGCCAGACGATCGTGCGTGGCGCGTCCGAGGCCGAGAAGAAGGCGAAGAAGACCGCGGGCAAGCTGGCCGCGCGCGAGGCCGTCCAGAAACGGTTCCCGACCGTGCTGGGCATGACGTACGGGCTCAGGGCGAGCGCGCTGGAGCATCCCTACGATGCGATCGCAGCGGGCATCGCCTGCATCGCCGACAGCGACGTGATCCGGATGGCGCGGCTGCACGCCGCAGGATGAAAGGGCAACGCCCATGAAGGTCTCCGACGAAGGGGTGCGCGCGCTGCGGTGGATGGCGACGCACAGCACCGCGCGCATGTGGGCGCACGGCAAGGAGCACCCGCAGCCGTTCCCCGGCGGCTTTCGGCGCGCCACGCTGGACGCCCTGCGCCGGCGCCGCCTCGCGGTGTGCTTGCAGGACCGGCCGCTGGTGCTGCCCGAGATCACCGAGGCGCGGTGCGACATCTTCGCGCCGACGTCGGCGGGGCTCGCGTGGATCGCCGAGCACGGCGCCCAGCACCTGCGCAGGCAGGCGCGCGCGTGGTTCACGAGGGCAGCATGAACGCCGCGATGCACTTCTTCTGGGCGCTCTTTCTCGGCTGGGCCGGCTACCGCGGCGTGCGGTCTGCGCTGCGCTCCTGGAAGCACGACGAGGCCATGCGCGCGGACGCCGCGGATCTGATCGAGAAGTACCCGAACGCGACCACGGGGCGCGGCTATGTGCCATGGGGGCCGAGCCTCGCTGGCAGCATCGTGGCGGCCGTGTTCGAGGCGATGCTCGCGCTGGTGATGGCGGCGGTCGTGTCGCTGCACGTCTATCAGCTCTTCGAGCCGGATGCGGATCCGCTGGCCGTCATGCCGCCGCACGTGGTGCTGGTCATCCTTGTCGTCGCCAGCGTGCCCATCATGGCCATGGTGATCTCGACGAGCTGGAAGCTATGGCGCGGTCACCCGCGCTTCCCGCGCGAGCCGATGCCCTGGGCCATCCTGCTGCTGCTGCTGGTGCTCAACGCGTGCTTGGTGCTGACGGTGGCGTTCGCCACGTACGCGCTGATCGTGAGCTTGCGCTAGTCGTCGTGGCCGATGCCCATCGACAGCAGGCCCACGATCATCGCCGCGGCCATGGGAGACATCGCGCGGCGCCGCGGCGCGGCTTCGGCGCGTCGACGCTCCTCGGTCTCTCGCGTGTACTGCGTCGTGAAGCCCTCGGAGCGCGCCTTCATCTGGATGCGCTCGCAGGGCTCCAGCTGGCGCACGCATGCAGGGCCGCAGGGACGCCGCGGGGGCTCGTTGATCACGACGCGCGCTCCAGCTCGCTCACGCGCGTGACGGCGGCGATCCAAGCCTGCTGGATGGCCGGGGGCAGCTCGGCCCACTTGGGCATCTCCTTGCCCTGGTAGTTCTTGTTGTCGGTGCTCAGGCCGTAGGCGGCGTATGCTTCTCGGGCGAGGAAAACTTCGCGGGGCTCCATGGACGGTGACGGTAACACGACCGCGGCTCTCGACGACGACGCGGACAGCTGGTGGGCGAAGGCAGAAGCGGATGCGCGCGCGCGCCAGCAATCCCTGACGCGGGTGCTCGCCGGCGGTGAGCGACCGCTGGTGATGCGCGGGGGCTACGAGGGCGACCTGGTGCTGCTCGTGCACCGCGACATGCACGCGAACCACCGCGGGGGCTGGCGCGTCACGCGTTTCGAGGGCGAGGAGCCGACGGGGCACACGCAACACGGAACCTTCACGGACGCGGTGCGCATGTGCCTCGACTGGAGAGGTCGGCTCGACGAGGCACGCGAGCCGTGAGCTGGTGGAGCGCGCTGTCCCCTGCCCAGCAGCTCGGCGCGGCCGCCGACTTCGGCGTACTGCTCCTGGTGCTCGCGCACTTCGTCCTGCTCTTCTTCGACCGCTGGCGGCGATGGGGCGCGGACGACGAGCACGCGAAGAAGCTCGGTGGCCTCGAGGCCGCGGTGCTTCGACAGACGAAGCAGATCGAATTCTGGACGAACGAGACGGTGAAGGAGCAGCGCACGCGCAGCACGTCTCGCCGCCCGCGCGCGCAGCACGAGCCCACGCTCGACCTGGCCAATCCCACGGCGGACCTGCGGCAGGACCCGGGCACGTTCGAGATGCCGCCAGACCCCACGCGCCCGGACACGGCGGTGATGAGCGGCGCGACCATCCGCGCGGCGATGGATCTGCTGCACGCGGACCAGGCGCGCCAGCAGGCCGCGGGGATCTCGCCGGCGCCGGCGCTGGTGGGCATCGACGACGAGCTGGGCGTGCTGGTCGAGGCCTCGGGCCCGCTCGACGGCGAGGCACCCGACCTGCCCGAGCTGGCAGGACAAACACGCCGGCCGTAGTGGGCGCGCGCCCCCGAGAAGGGCCGACTCGAACGGCATTGAGGCCCACGTGCCCGAAGGCCGCGCAGCTCGGTCTACCAGCTGACCCACGCTCCTCGGGGGACGCGCGCCGGCGACGGTAGCAAGAAAGGGCGACGCCCGCGCGGCTCTTGTTGGCGGCGCGGGCGTCTGCGTAGTTGGTGGGGCCGTCTCCGCGGTCGGTGACCGGGCATCGGGCCCCGTGGTGGAGCGGCCTGGAATCGAACCAGGAGAGCCCGAAGGCGACGCGTTTACAGCGCGCCCGAGGTCCCAGCCTCCTCCGCTCCTTGATGCGCCGCCCGAGTGAACAGGACGTGGTTTCCTTTTCCAATAAAGGTGCCGGACCGCCCGGCGTCAGAGCCCGCGGTTGCGGGTTCCGCGGAGTCGAACCGCGTTGCTTGTAGGTCCTGATCGGATAGGCAGCGCAGCGTCACGGACGCGCTGGCGTGTTTGTCCTGACAGCGCGCCAGTCGTGGTCACCGGCGTGATAGCGCCCGAGGGTGCAGCGCTGCTCGATGATGCCGCCCTCGCGCTTCTTGTGGTGCGGTCGCGGCCCGGGCTTGCGCTTGGGCAGCACCAGCACCTTGCGCGTGCACGGGCACGGCTCGCCGCTGCGCTTCATACGCTCGGTGACGAGATCGATCACGACGCCCATGGCTTCGATGCTACCGCTTCCGCAGGCCCGTACCATCGCAGTGCGTGCACATGTCGCCCGGGTCGATCCAGGTCACGTCGTAGCCGCGCGTAGCGTGCTGGTGCTCCTTGTGGCCGCGCGGCTTGCCGCAGAAGGCGTTCATGTCCGGGTGCCGCACGTTGCACAGCCCGGGGTTGGCTGGGCAGTCGGGCTTGTGCGGCAGCCGCTCGCACACGCAGATGCCGCCGGTCATGGCTTCTCGAAGCCCATCGCCGCGTCGTCGATGCCGACCAGCATGATCACGGCCGAGTCGTCGGCCGGGTCGAAGCTCGCGGTGATGTCGCCGGGCTCGATGCTGCCGCCGCCGATGCGGTCGGTGATGGCCTTCATCAGCCGCTGCGCTTCGTTCACCATGCGGTACGGAGGGCAGGTGATGGCCACGTGCGGCATGTCCAGCGCATCGCCATCGGCGATGGCCTCCTTCTTCGTCACGCCGTCGCCGCTGTCGGTGGTGTTGAAGCCCAGCGTGCGCAGCCAGCGCACCATCTCGCGGATGCCCGGGTCGAGGTCGTCGTAGTTCGGCTGGTCGTTCAGGTGGCCCATGGTGTTTGTCCTGCGCAGGCGAGGGTCATCGGGATGTCGAATGCCCGGGCAGCCATCGCGGCCGTCGCTCCCGAGCGCTTGCTGCATGCGGATGACGCGGATCAGGCTGTCGAGGTCCAGCATCAGCGCGGGTCGTTTCGGTGCGGGTCGTTCACGCGCTCGCCGCGCACGTGCCATGCCTCGTCCAGCTCGTGCAGCAACATCGCCTGCACGGTGCGGTAGACGGTGCCGTGCACCATGGGCCGCTCCGGCGGCGGGCCATCGTCGAACACCTCGAAGCGGCACGGGATCACGACCATCGTGCGCGCGCGCGTGTCGCGGTCGAGCACGGAGCATTGGAACTTGAGGTCCACCGTCCAGCGGCCATGGCCCGAGCGCCTGCGCTCCACGGTCGCGATGACGGGGATCGGGAAGTTGCGCAGCTCGATCTCCGCCAGCAGCTTCTCGATGTCGCCCTCCGGCGGATGGTCATGCAGGCGCGCCACGCACTCGCCCAGCAAGGTCATCTGCGCGTCGTGGACCGTGCAGGTATCGAGCGTGTGCATGCGCGGAAAGCAGGACGATGCCGTGCGCGACGCCCAGTGTGCCGCGTGCAGCATGTCCGCGCTGGGCTGGTTGAGCAGATCGAAGAAGTCGCGCGCCATGCTGGCGTCGAGGTTCTTCGTCATGCGCTCCAACATCAGCTTGCGGATGTCAGGCACGCCGCCGTCGATCTCGATGGTGTAGTTCATCTTCCGAGTGATGCTCATGCCGGGCTCCTCCGAAGGGTCACGAGGTCGTTGACGCGGTTCACCGCCTGGCCGTGCGCGCGGAAGGCGACGATGCTCTTGCGGTTGGCCTTGGTACATAGCAGGCAGCGCGCGCAGGTCAGCGCGTGCGTCTGCGCCGGGCACACGACGATGGTGCGGCCCGCCGGCGTCGTGCTGGCGCGTGCAGGCGTGTCCGAGGGCACGACGACGGACACGGGCCCGATGGCGTGCTCGGCGAGCCGGTCAGCATCTTCGACGTTCTTGGCGCTCAGGTTCACGGTGAAGCCCTGGGCGTTCGCGCGTGCGATGGCGTCTCGCTCGGCCTGCGTGCGCAGGGGCTTCGAGGTGAAGGTGAAGCCGCCGCGGCCGCGGTTCGCCTCGACGAGCTGATCGAGCTTGTGCACGTCGAGCTTGTCGCGATGCCCGGGCAGGTCGCCGGCCTCGTTGTGGCGCCACACCTGGCCCGGGCTCAGCGCACGCACGCGCGCCAAGAAGTCGCGCCAGGAAAGGCCGGCCGCGTCCGCGTGCGACCAGTGCGTCGCCAGCATGTGAAACTCCGCGTAGCAGCCGGCACCGTAGAACAAACACGACCGCGGGCACGTGATGGCGCTGGTCACGCTCGCGGGCATCTTGCCGAGCTTCTTGTTGCCGCTCCGTGGCGCCCACAGCACGCGGAGCTCCACGCTGGCCACGAGCGCGAGCGGCCGGCCTTTCGGCGTGTACGTGTAGCCGCTCTTGCGCTTGCGGCAGTCGGAGCACTGCGAACGAGGCAAGTCGCTTACGAACTCGCTCATGGGCAGGTCGCGGTAGCACTGCGGGCAGCGCTTCATCAGTCCGGCATCTCGACGTAGGTGGTCGTTCCGCACTTCAGATCGACGCAGACGAATCGCTCGTAGTCGCCGCCGCCGGCGAGCCCGCCGTACTCGTCCTCGCCGGCCTTCGTGGGGCCGTTGCAGTCCTTGCAGCGAATGCTGGCGCCGGACCAGCATCGGGCCGTCTCTGGTGTCGCGGTGGTCATGGTGGGGCTCCTTGCATGCGGATGGTCGAGTCGTCGAGGGTTGCCGTCAGCGAGCACTCCGCCGGGCACGCGCCCAGCAGGAAGCCATGGCGGCAGGTGAGCAGCTGTCCGTGCCGCAGGTTGAGCACGGGGATCGCGTAGTCGTCGGCGATGCGGATGGCCGTGCCGGTGCCGCCCGTGGCTGACGTCGTGTGCCGGCCTTCTGTCGCGCCATCCGGCGACCAGCAGATGACCAGATCGACGGGGCTGTTGCAGTCGGGGCCGAGCACCTGGTGGACGTTGCGCGCGACCAGCTTCTGCGCGCCGGGGGGCAGACGGTTCCAGGCCGGGTGATACCTGGACGCACGCATGAAGGCGCGCGGCGTGGGCTCGTTCAGGCCGCCCAGGCCGGCGTCCAGATGGCCGTTGAAGCCGCGCCAGGGCAGGTAGAGCTCCAGCGCCATGCGCCTCGGGCGAGCCTCGTTGTAGCCGCGCAGGAAGGCAGCATCGGCCCCTTCGGCGCCGCCGGTGCGCAGGCGCCAGTGCTTCTCGGCGAGCACGCGCCCCAGCGTGCGCATCACGGCGAGCTTCAGGTCTGGCGTCTTGCGCGAGCCAATGCCGGCGTAGACGGCGCCGTCCGCGCGCAGCAGGCGCGGGATCAGCGCCTGCGCGGTGAGATCCCAGCGCGAGCACGCGGGCACGGGCTCGCCCATCAGGTGCGGGTCGTCCAGCTCCGGAAGCACCACGCGCGACATACCGCAGGACGCGCACGTGAGCAGATGCCCATCGCGGACCGGGAAGTGTTTGTGCTGGCGGAGCCAGGTCGCCGCCAGCTCGGTAGCCTTGGCGCGCGCGCTCATCGGGCCTCGGGCGGCGGGGTGGGCGAGGCGTCGCGCACCAGCCTCGCCAGCTCGTCGACGTTCGCGGCAAGCGGCGGCAGGTTGTCGACCTTCCCCTCCGCGACGCGTTTGGCGATCCACTCGCGGATGCTCGCGACGTAGTACGCAACCGAGCTGGCCTTGACCGATGCCTCCACCTCCGCGTGCTGCGGACCTTCGGTACTGGCGAGGATGGCGTCGAGCGCCTCCAGGGCCATCGAGCAGCCATCGGCGACGCCCATGCCACGATGGCAGTGTTCGCACCCGGGGCCGCAGCAATTGAGGGCGTCGACCTGTGCGCGGGTGCCTTCGTCGAAGAGACGCTTACGGAGCGCGGTCAGCGCGGCGCGGATGGCCTGAACCTTCCCGATGCGCCCGGCGCGCTCCAGCGCAAGCTCCTCGGTCAGCTCGGCCACGCGCGCCATCACACGCGCCGCAGCATTTACCGTCGCTTCGTCTTCGCCAGCCTTCAGCTCCTTGCGCAACGCATCCTCGAAGAACTGCTCTCCGCGCTCAAGCTCGGCCACGCGCTTCTGGGCAGCGTCGCGTGCGGTTGCTGCCGAGTGGAGCGCGCTGGTAAGGGCGTCGTTGCTGCTCTCCAGACTTGCGATGACAGTGCGGTCACCATCCCTCTCGGCGCGGGCGGCGTCGAGATCGCGCGTGACTTCTGAATGCCGGCCGCTCCAGTGGTCTCGAGACTCTTGCAGGAGATCTCGCTCGGCGCGGGCCTGGTCGCGCTCGCGCATGGCGGCCGCGGCCGCCTTCGCATCGATCATCTTCAGCAGGATGCGAGCGATCATGTGCCTCCTCCGTGCGTGGCCACCGCGGCGCGGTACAGCTTCACCTGCTCGTCGGTGGCGATGAAGCCGCAGGCGAGGCAAACCTCGTGTCCCTTCTCAACGCCCATCAGCCGCGAGTGCAGCGCGCCTGCGAACTGATGCCCGGAGCATCCCTTCTTCTTGCTCGCCTCGTGCGCGTCCCGGAGCTTGCGCAGCGTGCGCAGCAGTCGACGGAAGCTCATCAGAACAGCGTCTCCGAGGCCGTGAGGCCCTTCGCGTTGCCGACGATCAGGCAGAGCCGACGAAGCCTGCCCACGATGTTGCGGAAGCCGCCGCTGTCCTCGTAGCCCGCATATTGAGCGACGAGGCTCTGCGGCAGCGTGTTCGGGTAGCGGTCGCAGAGGACCTTCAGCGCGGTCGCCTCGCCCTTGCCGAGCTGGCTGTACCAGTGATCGCGCAGCGCCGCGCCGGTAGGCAGCTGCTCGAAGGGGCCGAGGAACTTCACGCCCGCCGGCGTGATGCGCAGGTGTTTGTTCCCGCCCTCGATGAGCCCGCCGCGGCGCAGCGCGCCCCACAAGTTGCGGAAGCCGCCGCTCGGCGCGTAGCCGGTCAGCGTGGCCAGCTGGCTATGGCTGCGCCCTTCCGGATGTTGCGCGAGCGCGGTCAGGAGCTTCATGTGCCCCTTGCCGTACTCCTGCGCGCCGTCGGAGCGAGGCTCAGCTGCGGGCTTGGGCGCGCGAGCTGGCCCTGGGCGATCGCCCGGGAAGCCACGCGCCGGCATCGTCAGACCGGGCAGGCCGGGCAGCTTCGCGACTTCGGCGTCGGTGAGGATGGGAACCGTCGTGCCGGGCACGAACTCGCGCACGTGCGGACCGCGACAGGCCTCCGAGCACTTCGACACGGCATTCACCAGCCGCTCGACCATGAAGCCGGCCTTCTGGTGGTTCTCGGCGAGCTGCTGCTGCACCCGGCGCTGCTTCTCCAGGATGTCGGGCCCGAGCGCGATCAGGTCGTGGATCTTGCGGAGCAGCGTGGCCTCGCGCTTGCCCAGCATCGGCACCTGCACCTCGCGCACCTTGACCTTGACCTGCGCCGGCGCGTGTTTGTCCTGGCGCGCGACGACCTTCTTCAGCTCTTGCTCCAGCTCGGCGACGCGCGCGCGCAGCACGGCCGGGTCGTTGGCCTTGCGAGCTTCCGCAGCCTCGAGGAGGGCGCCCTGGAGCTTGCTCACGTCGAAGTCGTTGAGCTTGCCGGAGGAGCGAGCGCGGGCGCCCACGGTCGGCGTGCTGCTTGCGTCTGACGATCGCTTCTTGGCGATGGTCACGCGTTCGTGGATCTTCAGCCACTGCGGCGACCACGCGAAGCACTCGCCCACGTCGAGCTTCGGCAGCAGGTTGGACAGCTTCGCGCCGTCCTCGCCGCGCTCGTTCATCCACCCTTCGATGACCTTGCGCTCCTGCGGCCCGGTCATCTGGAACGCCAGCAGCAGCTCGCTCTGGTTCAACGTCTCCTTGTTCACCGCTTGCGGGCGCTGGCTGATCTGCGATGCGCCGATGCCGAAGTTGCGGCCGAGCTTCACGACGCGCTGGGCGATGTGCAGCATCTTCTCCTCTCCGCGCGCCGGGCGCTGCGGGATGAATTCCTGGCACTCCTCGATGAACACGTGGCACGCCGCCGGCGACGCCTTGCGCCGCTGGAAGAGCGCTTCGAGGAACGCCGTCGCGAAGCGGATCTGCTCGGCGCGCAGCATCTGGCTCACGTCGATGACGGCGGACAGGCCCTGATCGGCGACTAGCTCACCGACCAGGGCGCCGGCGGTGGGCTCGATGGGCACGTCGCCATGCAGGCCGCCCAGCACAGCGATGTCGAAACCCTTGCCCAGGCGCAGGCCGTACCAGACGCCCACCGGGTCCAGCGCGATCACCTGCGCGCCGGCGTCGAGCATCAGCTCCGCGAGCTTCGTCGCGCCGTACGTCTTGCCGCTGCCGGTGCGGCCCAAGAAGGCGAGCTTCTGCGTCACCACGTCGACGGGCAGCGCGAGCGTGCCGCCGGTGCCCAGCTGTAGCTTCTTCATGTGGCCCCCGCAGCGGCGATGGTGTTGCGGATGATCTCGAAGACGGTGGTACAGAGGCGCCGCTTGTTGGTCTGGAGGTCTGGCGTCTCGGACAGCTTCTTGGTGAGCAGCATCCACACCTTGAAGATCTCCTGCGTGCTCATCTCGTCGTGCGCCGCGGCCGCGCCTTCGTGCGACTCGAAGACGATCGCCGCGCCGCCGTCCTCTTGCCGGTGCACCGCAGCGACAAACACGGCCGACGCGGACTTCTCGCCGCGGTCTGCGTCGTAGTCGGCGTCGCGCGCCGCGCGGAAGCGTTTGATCTGGAAGGTCACGCACGGGCCGTCCGCGCGCGGGTAGTCGGTCGTCTTCATCGAGCCCTCCTTCGGGGCAACGTCTTTTCGAGGGTTGCGTGCTGCGGCCCCACGGTCTCCACCTCTGCGTCGATCTTCCCTCGCGCGATGGCGAGCCGCAGGCCGATGTTGTTGCCGGGGCCGATCTGATTGACGAGCCAGCCGACGCACGGCAGCTCCTCGCCGACCGCTGATTCGTGGCAGGCCATGACTCGCACGGGCCCAGCGATGCTCTCCAGCCCGCTGCGCACGGTGCGCTTCAGGTCGCGATGCTTGTCGGCGTCGTAGCCGCCGGGGATGTCTCGCTCGGGGCGCGTGCTCGTCTTCCACGGGCATGCCTTGCACTGGCGGCGCTTCATGTCTTCTCCGAGGTCAGGCGTGCGGCGAGAGCGTCGAGCCCGGTGATGGCGTCGACGATCTCGTGGAGTCGGTACTTCTCTGCGTCCTGGATGGCCGCGATCAGGCGCGGCATCGCCTCGGCCGCTGCGATGCGGGCGTCGAGCGATGCCCTCGTCAGCGCGAACGGCGGAGCGCTCGCCGAGCTGCTCCAGGTGAGCTTGCGCCCGGCGAAGGAGACGCGGCCGATGGGGTTGTCGATGACGACGCTCGCCTCGGCCGTGAGGTTCGCTCCGACGAGCGCATCTTCGAGTCGGCCGATGGCTGCGTTCAGGTCGTCCGCGGCTTGCGCGATGGCGGGAGTGGTCACGTGGCCTCCCTACGGCTGCGCTCGCGATCAGCGATCACCAGCTCGCTTTGTGCCTCGCCCCCGCAGAAGGGGCAGAAGTTGATCGCGACCGGCGTGTCGCTGGAGCTGCGGGCGTACATCACGACGCCGGCGACGGTGTGCTTCACGCGCCCGCGCTTCATGGTCAGGGTCAGCGTGACCAGCCGCTCTTGCAGGCCGCTCGCCCCGCGCGTCTCTTCGATCGCTCGACGCATGGTGCGGCAGCGCGACGTTGCCGTGCACAGCTTGCCGTCGTCGCCCTTCATGGGCTCCGACCACGGCGTCAGCTCCTTGGGCTGGCCGACGTTGATCGCGCCAGTGCGCGCCTTGCGTGGGTGCTTGTCGGGGCCGCGCACGGGCCTGCTATCGGCCTTGCCGTGCTGGCGGCAGCGTTCGCAGTCGATGGCGTGGCAGAACTTGCCGAAGGGTCCGCAGTCCACCGTCAGCCTTCTTCCATCGCCAGCGGCAGGCCGATCTCGGGATCGTCGATGGCCAGGTCACCCGGAAGGGGACCGTCGCCGAAGGGCGGCGGCAGCGGCATGCCGATGCGCTCCACAACCCAGTAGCGCATGCCGCGCTTCGTCAGCCCGAGCTTGCGTCGACCGAGGTAGGCGGTCATCGATTCCGGCGTGACCACGCTCTGCTCGTTGCTCAGCTTGCGCAGCTCGCGGATGACGACGATCAGCGAGCCCGGGCACTCGCGCGGCTTGGCGCCGGGCTTGGCGCCGGCGGCGATGTGATCGGGATGCGACGGGTCGGTCAGGTGGCACGACTGCCGACCGCCGGCGCTGTCGGGGGATGCGCCGCGGATCTGGTTCCACAGCCGGCGCAGGTTGCTCTTACGGAAGAAGCCACCAGGGCTCGGCTTGCCCTGATTCGAGCGCCGCCAGGGGCACTGCTCGCACGCAGTCTTCATGCTGTCGTCCCTTCATTGGGCCCCGTTATTGGGGGAGCGGCTGGAGGCGCGCGAGGTGGGAGCAATCGGCTCGCAGAGCACCGATTCGCAGCCGTTGCGAGGGGCCGTCCGCCTCGCGCGCCTTCAACCAAAAGCGACCCTACCGGCGAACTTCTCGAAGATCAAGCCCCCGGCTTGGGCTTCAGCGCCTCGCGCAGCTCGTTCATCTTCTCGTCGAGCAGCATGTTCGCGCACAGCTCCACGCACTCGCCGCAGATGCGATGCTGGTGATCGCCGCACGCGGTGTGCGTGGGCACCGGCGCCGTCTCGATCAGGTTCTTCACCTGGTGCCGCGTCTTGCCGCAGAAGCAGCACCACTTCATGCGCGGCGCATCGGCGGGGGCTTCAGCGGCTTGCGGAAGGCGCCGGGCACGCCGTCCAGGTGGTCGACGCGCCGGCCTTCCGGTATGCCTCCGCTCGCGAAGGTGGTGGTCGGACCGAGGCCGAGCTTGCGGATCATCACGTCGCAGAAGCGCCGCTGCTTGTCGCTCAGCGTGGCGTCGCGCCGGTGCAGCTTCCGCCCTTCCAGCTCGCGACGCATGTCCTCGAAGGTCTCTTGCTCCTCGGGCTCCAGGCAGCCGGAGGCGATGAGCAGATCCAGGCGCCGGCCATCGGCTTCTTGCTGCTGGACGCGGCGGTTGTGTTCGCGGCTCGTGGGCAGGCTCATTCGATCGGCTCGTTGGAGGTGGCAGGCTTGGCGCACTCGGCGCGGTGTTTGTTCACGGTCGCGCCGAAGCCGGTCCAGCCGCAAGAGCAAGTCCACGGCTCGCCCATCGACGACTCGATCTTCGGCAGGTCCTTCTTCGGCACGCCCGGGGCGCCGCCGTGCCCGTTCTTGCACGTCTCGCCCGACGTGGTGTTGAACTGCGGCTGCCCGCACTCGGTGCAATAGAGCTTCGGGCCCTTCGTGGCCACGCGCTTCGGGTGCGTGTTCGGGCCGCGCGCCTTGGGCTTCGCCGCCGCCTTCTTCTTCGCCGGCTTGCTCTCGCCCTCGGTGAGCTTCGCCGGCGGGGCGGATGCCGGCTCCTCCAGCACGCCCTCGATCACGCTGGGCGCGATCTCCAGGTGCTTGCGCTTCGTGCCCTTCACCGGCGTGTGCGTGAGGCGAGGCGAGCCCGGCGTCTTCACCGCCACCACGTCGAGCATGGCCTTCACGAGCTGCACTTGAGAGCCTTTCGCCCCGAGCTCACGCGCGCCGCCCTCCGCTCCGAGGAAGGCGTCGAGCTTCTTCGGAGCGATCTCGCAGACGCCGGCGATGATCTGCTCGTGCGTGAGGCCGAGCTTCGCGAGCAGCGGGAAGGCCTTGTCCATCGGGTAGGCGGTCGACGCGTTCCAGGGCACGAGCCGGTACGTCGTGCCGGCGAGCGTGACGCTGGCCTTGTTCTCCAGCTGCGCGCGGATGGCCACGGCGAGGTCCCGCTTCTTCTTCACCGCGATCTTCTCGATGGCGTGCGCGCGCTCGTACATCTGCCCGATGGCCTCCAGCTCCTCGGGCTCCTCCGCCACCAGCTCATCGCCGCGGGTGACCGCAAGCTGGTAGGCGGCGCACGTGCGGCGGTGGTCGCAGTAGCCGCAGAAGGGACCGATGCGCGCCGGGTACTCCTTCGCGCGCTCCGACTGCCGGCCCTCCGCGAGCACGTAGCCGGCCGCGTCCTCGATCTGCGCCTCGGTGCGCTCGGTGTGCAGCTCGACGCCGTGGCGGAGCATGTGAAACTCGTACTGGATGTGCTTCGCCCAGGGGAACGCCTGGCGCACGGCAAGGCTGTAGGCGGACATCTGGAGGTCGGTGTCCAGCTCGTCGCGGGAGAAGAGCAGCCGGTTGCTCTTGTAGTCGATGATCTTGACCGTCTCGTCGTTCACCTTGTCGACGCGATCGATCTTGCCGTAGATCGTGAACTCTTCGAGCTTCACCCAAAACTCCAGCTCGACGCCCAGGATCGTCTCGTAGTCGGCTTCCGCATTCTGGGCGAGGTAGGAGCGCAGCAGGCCCAGGCCCTCGCTGTACAGGTCGCCGCCGCTCAGCTGCGATGCCGCCCAGGCCTCGCGGTAGAATTCGACGAGCTTGTCTTCGGGGATCTTGCCCTTGTGCTTCGTCTCGACGATCCACTTGTAGAGGCTCTCCAGCGCCTCGTGCAGCATCGAGCCGAAGGCGCCGGCCTCCGAGAAGTCGCTCGGGAGCTTCTTGATGTAGTGCGCCTCGAAGGACGCCGGGCACGACTCCCAGCGCTTCAGCCGCGAGACGCTCAGGTACTCGTTGACGAAGGTGCGCTGGTCCAGGTCCGTGGGCAGGCCGGCGCCGGCGACCACCATCGCGCTCTCGGCCATGACCACGGCCGTCACCGCGTCGTCGATCTTCTTCTCCAGCACGTCGATGCGCTCGGCCTCGAGGCCGTCGTCGTCGTCGAAGAAGGACGCGGCGAGCGATGCATCAGGGGGGGGCGGCGCGGGGGCGTCGTCGTCGTCGAAGAACGAGGCAAGGTCAGTCATCGGTGTGCACCATTCGTCTCTCGGGCCAGCTGCGCGGACACCTGGAACGAGGCGCCGCGGATGTCGTGTTCCCAGATCAGCTTCCACGTGCGGGGCGCGAGCCGGTACGTCAACGCGCGTTCGAGCGGAACGTCGTCGCCCTTGTCGACCCAGCTCAGGAAGCCACGCTGCACCATCTCGAAGAGCGTCTCGCTGTAGTCGAAGGCGCCCGTCGGCAGGCTCTCGTCCGTCGACCACCTGCTCTCGATGCGCTTCCAGATCTCGTCCTCTGCCATCGCGCAGCCCTTGGCCTTGAAGAGCATCTTGACGATCTCGGCCGAGGGCAGGAACGGCCGCCGCTCACGCACGGGCGTCGGCGCCAGCAAGGTCACGCGCGTCTCGTGGCAGGGCGCGGGCGTCCAGATCATCCAGCCGTACTCGCAGGAGTCGCTCGCGCCGAGCACGAAGTTGGGCCGGTCCGGCAGCGCCTTCGCGTAGGCGGGCATGTTGCCGGCGGCGAACCACGGATGCCGCTCAGCGGAGTGCAGGAAGTTCATCCGCAGCAGCATGATGGTGAAGGTCGCGAGCGGCTGGCAGGCCTGCACGAACTCCTGCGCGAGCGAGTAGGGCGGGTTGCCGATGCACACGGCGAAGGGACGATGCTGGTGACCATCGGCGCAGCGCTCGCGCGCGACGGCGGGCGCGGCGTGCCGTCCGGCGGTCAGGAAGTCGCCGATCAGCGCGACACCGGCGCCGTGGAGGGTGCGCACCAGATTGCTCTCCTCCTCGGCTCGCAGCTCGCAAGCGACCCACGTGGGCTCGCACCACTCGGCCGCCTCCTCGCAGGCCTCGATGAGCGCGCCGCTGCCAGCGCTCGGCTCCAGCCACAGGCCGTCGCCGTACGTGCGCAGCATGCGCTCCACCGCGGCGTCCTCCAGCAGGCGCCGGACGCACCAGGACGGCGTTGGGAAGTTCTCAGTCTCGCCGCCGGGCGAGTCGTCTTTCGACACGCGTCTGCTCATCGTGGGCTCCTTGCATGGTGTTTGTCCTGGGGCTCAGGCGTCGCCGCCGCGCGACTGCCATCCGCGGTTTTCCCAGCTGTCCGTTCCCTCGCGCTCGCGCCAGGGGCGGTCGCCGCGCTTCGCAGGGAAGCGCTCGAAGTCCAGATGCTCGGGGACCTTGCTCATGTCGATCTTGATGGCGCGGATGTGACCGTTCTCCATCGCCATGCGCGCGTCGACTTCTTCGATGTACGAGCTGCCGCGCGCTAGCTTCTCGAAGGCGATGCGCCGCAGAGCCTTCGGCCCGTTGGTGTCGTCCTCGCGCCCAGTCTTGCGCCGCTCCTGGAGGTAGGTGTCGTGGCAGCTTCCGACGTGGAGGCCGAGCTTGCCGTTCTCCAGCACGTAGTGCTTGCCCTCCTCGAGAACGCCCAGGTGCGCGTACGTGGAGAGCGATTCGAGCCAGCAATCGAAGCTGTCCTTCACCTGCGCGCCCTCGCCTTCGAGGATGCTCTTCGTCATGGCCTCGAAGGCGCCGAGCATGTCGACGTCGGGCACGGACACGCCCAGGTCGCTCGCCCACAGCTCGAAGGCCTGCACGCCGAAGACCATGGTCAGCAGGTTGTCGAAGACGCGCGGGGGCAGGCGCCCGCCGGGCATCGCCTGGCTCAGCAGGTTCTCGGTGATCGCGCGCGCCGTGCCGAGGTCCTTTTCCACGTCGCGATCCAGCGACCAGCGGATGAAGGGGCCAGCGAGGCGAGGCAGAGACATGTGCGAGAGCTTGCGGAAGCACACGCGCGCGTCCTCGCTCACGTCGATGTAGTTCTTGTCCGGCGAGACGGAGATGGTGCGCTCGGTGATCGCCGGGTCGCCCTCGAAGGGGCTCTCGCCGGCGATGACGATGGGCGCTTGCAGGTGGTAGCTCGCCAGCGTCTGATCCATGCGGCCTCGCTCCTCGATCTCGCCGCCGTAGACGCGGCGGAGGAGGCGCATCAGCCGGTCGACTCGGATCTTCCCCATGTCCCTCGGCTTGAACTCGTCGAGGAAGACGGGGATCGAATTGGTGACGGACAGCAGTTTCATCAGCGCGAACTCGGTCTCCGTGCACGAGTACGGCTCGGTGCGCTCGCGGGCGATGCCGAACAGCGGCCAGAACACCTCGCGCACGATCGACGACTTGCCCGAGCCCTGCGTGCCCCAGATGAGCAGGATCGGGAAGTGGCCCAGGGCGCGGGCGATGCGCGGCTTGAACGGCGTCGCGTAGAACCACCCGAGCACCGGCAGCAGCACGCTCGGATGGTTCACGCTCAGCAGCGCAGGGATCACCTCCGCGGCCAGCTCCCGCACGTCAGCCAGCTCGCCGCAGCTGTACGCGAGGCGTCCGCCGAGCGACGCGCCGTTGTTCTGGTACACGACATCCGGCGCTTCCATGTCGCCCTCCGGCGAGATGGCGTGATTCGGCCAGATCCACCGCGGCCCGTTGTCGCTGTCGTGGTAGCCCAGATTGCTCGTGCCGCGGCGCTCGGGCACCTCGCAGTCGGCGACGAGCCGGAGCACGCCCTGCACCTGGTCGTCGCTGCCGGACCACTGCATGTCGGGCGAACTGAAGCAGCGGATGAAGTCGCGCCGGCTCGACCATGCGCTCTTCGGGAAGATGAAGGACGGCATCTTGCGCCCGCGCATGGTGCGCACGTCGCACTCCAGCAGCTCGCCGCCGTCGTCGTGTCGGATGCGCTGCTTCGGCTGGAGCACGAAGGACGAGATGCGCTCCTCCACGCCGTCGCGCGAGCGCGTGTAGTAGTAGGTCAGCTCCTCGTAGACGCGACCCTTCACACGATCTTCTGATTCGGCCTTCTCTTTCCGGACCTCGGCCGCCTTCTGCTCCTCGTCGCTCGCGGTCGGAGCGATCGGCGCGAACTGCGACACCATGCTCTCGATGGTGCGCTTCGCGACCTGGAAGCGCTTCGCCACCTTCTTGATCGACGACTCCTTCTGGAGCGTGCTCATGCCGGCGATCATCTCGGCGACGGGCTTCAGCCGGTCCTCCAGGTCCGCCGGGTCGAGCGTCGTCGGGATCTGCTCGACGAGAAACTCCGGGTAGCGCTTCGCCTTGTCGAGCACGACCTTCTGGAGCACCTCGGCGTCGTTGTCGCGCAGGAACTCGTTCAGGTCGATCTTCGGCACGTCGGATGGCTTGGGCAGCACGGCGATGCGCACGTCGCGGCCCGAGGCGTACAGCGCCGCGGCCGTCGACAGGGCTCCGCGCTCACCGGGGCGAGAGCCATCCGCGGCAACGTCGGCGTCGTTGCAGATGATCACCTGGTCCACGCGCTCGGTGAGGCGCACGAGCTTCGGGATGTCCTCCTTGCGGAAGCGCGTGGTCACCGGCGAGAAGGTCGGGATGCCGGCCTGCCACGCGGCGGCCGCGTCGGTCACGCCCTCGGAGATCACCAGGCGCGACACACGCGCGCGCACCGCGTCCTCGCCCCAGAACCACTCATTGCTGATGCACGAGTCGACGTAGGGGTGCTTGTCGTTGTGGACGAGCAGCTTCTTGTACTTCGCGCGCTCGTAGTCCTCGTCCTCGGTGATGCCGTCGACGCGGCGGCCGATCGCGTAGACGACCTGGCCGCCGGCCCAGTACGGGAAGATGATCCGCGCGCTGAAGAAGTCGATGATGCTGCCGTCGCGCCGGTCGAGGAAGAGCCCCGTCTTCAGGCAGGCCTCGGGCTTGTAGCCCAGCTCGTCGACGAAATGATGCGCCAGAGCCGGGCTCCAGGTGGCCCAGCCGATTTGCAGCTTGTCGATCGTGTCGTCGGTCAGGCCCCACTGCTTGCGGATCAGCGCGCGGATGCGAGTCGGGAGCGCCGCGTGGTAGTAGGCGATGCCCTCGGCGAGCATCTCCAGCACCACGCGACGCTTCAGGTAGCCGCGAGCTTCGGCGTCGTACGGGTCGCTCGCGTCGCTCATCCAGTAGGGCGTGATGCTGGCGCGACGGGCCAGCACCAGCAGCGCATCGTGGAAGCCGATGTTGTCGCGCTTCTGCACGTAGGTGAAGACGTCGCCGCCCTCGCCCGTGCCCCAGTCGGTCCAGCTCTGCGTGTCCGTGTACGTCCAGAAACTCGGGGAGCGGTCCGGGCGCAGCGGCGAGCAGCACTTGAAGCCGCGCCCGTGCTTCTCGACGAGCTTCGCATCCTCGCCGACGACGGCGTTGATGTCGCTCGCCGCACGCACCTGCGCGACGAGCTCAGCGTACTTCTCGGAGATCTCGGAGCTGGCCATGGTCCCCCTTGCTTACTCTGCGTCGCTGCCGAAGGCGGTGTCGATCGGAAGCCTGGACGACAGCGATGCATCGTCGAGGCGTGACCTCGCATCGCGCACGCTGTCCGCGAGCGCGTTCATGCCGATGCCGTCTAGCTCATCGGCTGCATCGAGGAGGACATCGCCGAGCAGGGGAGAAGAGACAGATGTGCCCATGGTCGTCTCCAGTGACAGCAAAGCCTCGAAGAGCGGCACCCGGCGGGGCGTCTCTTCGAGGCTGGTTGTTGGACTACAGCAAACCTAGATCGCGATAGACCGTCCGGCGCTCCGATGCACGGTTGTCCAGCGTGTCGACGGACGAATCGATCACGTCGTAGAGGATAGGCTTCTTGTCTCCATCGATCCGCATCAAACGGCCAACTCTTTGGATGGTCTTTGCGCGCGCTCTTTCGGGCAATGCCAGGAGAACGCGCGAAAGTGGCTTGACGTCCAGGCCCTCGTCCGCGAGCGATGTGGCGATCACGCACTTGACGGCGCCGTCGCGCATGCCCTGGATGATTTTCTGCCGGGTCTCCTTGGCTGCCTTGCCCGACGTCGACACCAGCACGTGCGCCTCGACGCCGGCATCCCAGATCATGCGCGAGAGCGCGCGGCAGTGCGCCTTGTTGTTCGAGAGCACCAGAAACGTCTCGCCGGCCTTCACCTCCCGCACCACGATGTCGCGGATGATGGCGTTGCGCTCCGTGCTGCTGACCAGCTTGCGCGTCATGGCGGTGATGCGCTTCGACTCCCAGTTGCGCGGCGCGCGCTCCGGCTTGGGCTTGTACGGAAAGGTCCACCCGCTCTCGATGAATTCCACCGTGGGCTTCACCAGGAAGCCGGCCTCGAACAGCTCCTTCGCCTCGACTTCGAGCAGCCGATCACCGAATGACCAGTCCATCAGCCGCTCGCATCCATCCTCGCGCTCAGGCGTCGCCGTGAGCCCGAGCCGGTACTTCGCCGGCACGACCACGAGCGCTCGCTGGAAGGTCTCACAGGGCGCGTGGTGGGCCTCGTCGACGATGAAGACGCCGAAGCGCCTGCACCACTGCCGGCCCCACGGCGTCTCCAGCAGGCGCACCAGCGTCAACGCCATGCCGACCACTACGGGCCGGTCCAGGCCGTCGCCCTCGCCGTTCTTCACGGTGCCGGGCTCGACGCCCAGCATCGCGCGCGCCGCACCGACCCACTGGTCGAGCAGGTCTTCGGTGTGCACGCTCACGAGCGCCGCGCGGCTCAGGTGCCCGATGGCCGCGATGCCGATGCTGGTCTTCCCGCCGCCGCAGGGGATGACGATGGTCCCTTGGGTCGAGCTGGCCAAGGCATCGACGCCTCCGCGCTGGTAGTACCGTGCACGCTCCAGCGCGTCGTTGCGAGGGAAGACGACGGCATCGCCCGCGCTCCGCTCGTCGACGTAGCGCGGCTTTGCGTCGTCCTCGGCGAGCTGCTTCCGGATCGCGCGCAAGCAGCCTCGAGGCACGCGCGCGCCACCGTCGGGCAGCTCCACCAGCGCCTCGATCGACTCCTGCATCCCGTTCGTCTCGACGCCGCGCCGCTTCGCCTGCACAAAGTCCGGATTCGGGAACGACAGTGCGCGCCGCAGCCGCTCCAGCGACTTCGCGCGCAGCTCGGGGATGTGGATGTCGCCGGCGACGTGGCAAGCGACCTCGATCACGTCCCCGCTCCCAGATCGTTGAGCCGGCGCGCGAGGCTCTTGGCGTCGACGTGGACGTCGCCGGCGAGCTGGTGCGTGCTGGCGTCGACGGCGCTCTGGATGGTCGCCTCCGGCAGGCCGAAGCGCTCCACCAGGGCGCCCACCAGCACGGTGCGGACGTCGCTCAGGTCGCGCAGATGCCGGCCGATGACGTCGCTGTGCAGCCGCTCGCCAATCCAGCGCGCCAGCGCCTCGGGCTGGATCCCCGTCGCCGGCCCGGAGGGGAGTGTTTGTGCTGGCGGCGGCACCGGGCGTGTTTGTCCTGGCCGCGGCCCGATGCCGGGCACAGTCTCCGGCGCCGGCGGCGCCTCGGTGGTGGCCAGCGGCGAGACGATGGCGCCCACGTAGCGGGTCTCCGGCTCGTCGTCGGCGTAGCCGGCCTCGTGTGGCTCGTCAGGACGCTTCATCGGCGGCCCCAGTCGGTCAGGTGCCGGTACTCGACGGGCTGCCCCAGCTTCTCGGCGCGCGCGATGCCGCTGCGCATGCCGGGCGAGATGCCGAGGTCGCGGTAGACAGCGACGAGATCCGCGCGGTCGCCCCAGGCGAAGCCCGCATGCATGCCCAGCTCGCGGTCCTTCGGGTCGTTGTCGTTGAGCGTGCCGGGATAGAGCAGGTGCGACGCGTAGGGAGCCTCGCCTCGCCTGAAGCTGTCCGCCATCGCGGCGCGCGCGTAGCGGAGGTTGGTTTCGATGTCGCCGGCCAGTGGGCTCTCGATGATCACCAGCGGCATGCGCTTGCGGCGCGACTCCTTCATGGCTTCTTCTCCTTGCTCTGCTGCTTCGATGGGTTCTCCAGCCGCTCGACCTGGCCTTCGAGTGCATGCGCGTACCGGCGCAGCGCGTCGATCATCGGCTCGCCGGTGCCGGGGAAGATGATCACGGCGCGCATCGCCACGCGGTCGAACTCGGCCCGCAGCGCGGTGAGCTCCACCTCTAGCTCGACGATGCGCGCCTCGGCCTGCTCCAGTTTCTGCTGGAGCGCATCGGCCTCGGCCTCTGCCTTCAGAGGATCATCAGGCCGTACGGCTCCACGTTCCCCCAGTCGATCCGCATCACCTTCGGCCACGTGCCCTCCTTGAACGCGATCAAGCGCGGCACCACGAGCCGCTCCGGAAACCCGAACACCACGTAGCGCAGCCGCAGGATGTCGCCATCGCGCTCCGCTTCGCCACCGAACGCCTTCGCATCCGTGATCGCTTTCGCGAAGGCGGCCTCGATGGCGTCGGGCAGGTCGCCGTAGTCGATGATGTTGCTCTCGTCGTACAGCGCGAGCGCGACGACGCGGCAAGCATCGTCGATGGTCGAGAGCGGGTTGCCTGCGACGCGCAGGCCCTTGGGGAGCAAGAGCAGCAGCTCGCCGCGGTTCACGTCGAGCTGGTCCGTCATCGCGCCGAAGGCTCGCCCGGAAGTCGACGATCGTGGCTCGCCCAGTCGAGCATGCGCTCGTGCACCATCATCGCCGCGTTGCCGTACAGCCGCATCAGGCACCCGTAGACGTGGATCTCGTCGCGCACGTCGCCCATCGCGGTGTGCGACTGCTCGCCCATCAGGCCGAAGAGCTTGCGCGTGTACTTCAGCGACAGGCCGGGGATGTGCCCCGCCACCTTGAGCGGGAGCGCGAGCGAGGCGATGTCGATGCGGTGGTAGTCCATCTCCGGCCACGGAACGATGTCCGGCACGATGCGATCCGCGCCCATGCGGCCCGCGTTCTCCCACGCCTTGCGCAAGAAGCGGTCGACGTCGAAGTGAGGGTTCTGCCCGGTCGGGACCGTGCCGCCGAGAAGCGGGAGCGTGCGTGCGAGCGCCTGGCGGATGCCCATCGCGCCGCGGTCCGCCCAGATCTCCTCGCTGTAGCCGTTGATGCGCCTCACCTCGTCGGAGACGGGGCGCTTCGGCCACACGTAGACGTGCACGCTCTCCTCGATGCGCATCGTCTCGGGGTGCACGCGCGCGACGGCGATCTCCGTGATGTGATCGGGCTCGCGCCCGCCGTCGCTGCCGTTGCCTTCCGCGTTCAGGCCGGTCGTTTCTACGTCGACGAAGCCGAGCGTCATCTTCGGATCGAATGCCATGGGTGCCTCCTTGCAGGTCAGAACAGCGTCGGGTCGAACGGGTCAGCGTAAGCCGGTTCCGGTAGCTCAGCCTGCGGCGCGGGCTCGCGCTTCAGCGGGGGCAGGAACTTGGCGATGTTGGCCAGGTCGCGCGAGCGGCTCACCGGCGGCAGCGAGGCGAGGAACTTCCGACCGTAGCTCTTCTCGATGATGCGCGGGTCGAGCAGCACGACTACGCAGCAGTCCGACTCGCTGCGCACGCCGCGCCCGAAGCCTTGCTTCAGCTGGATGATGGCGCGCGGGATCGAGTAGTTGAAGAACCAGTTGTCGTCGGCCGCCGAGATGGCGTCGACGATGGGATCCTCGGGCGTGACGAAGGGGATCTTGTCGATGACCAGCAGCGACAGCGCCTCGCCGGGCACGTCGACGCCCGCCCACAGGCTCTCCGTGCCCATGAGCACCGAGCTGATGTCCTCGCGGAACGTCTCCACCAGCTTCGTGCGCGGCGCATCGCCTTGCTTCATCAGCCGATGCCCCTTGCGCGTCTTCGCCGGCGTGCCGACCCGCATCAGGTCGTAGGAGGCGTTGAGCACCTTGTAGCTGGTGAAGAGCGCGAGCGCGCGCCCGTCGCTCAGGTCGATGGCTTCGGCCACCCGGCCCGGCACCGCCGCAGCGAAGGCATCGCGCTCCTTCGACGGGTCCGGCATGCCCGTCGGGATGATGAACAGGCACTGCTGCTTCCAGTTGAAGGGGCTCTCCGACTGGATCTCGCCGTAGCCGAACGGCACGCCCAGCTCGCCGGCGACAAACTGGAAGTTGCCGCCCGTGCTCAGCGTCGCCGACACGCAGATCACCGAGCGGTGATCACGCAGCCGGGCCTCGCGCCTCGCGTCGGCGTCCGGATCGTCGTCCTCGTACTCGCTCTCGAAGTTGGAGTTTGCCCGGCGCGCGGGCACCTCCTCGCCGCGGGGCACGCCATCGAAAAGGTGCTCGCGCAGCATCTCGGCGACGTGGATAGGCTTGCACGCAACGGCCATGCGGCGCTCGCCGCTGCGCCCCGTCGAGTCCTCGTCGATGAAGTAGACGAAGCGGTCCTTGTCTTCGAGCTGCATCGCAGAGTCGAGGTTCGAGCGCATGAGCGCCGCCCGCCGCGCGCTTTTCTGGAGGTCCGCCGCGTTGTCGCGCGAGGCCTGCTGTGCATGCAGAGCGAAGTCTTGCGAGGCCAGGTCGAGTGTTTGTTCCAGCCGCGGCCAGACGCGCTTCATGTCGACGAAGGTCGTCGCGATGAGCGGCTCTTTCAGGCGCGTGCGGTACTTCGACCGGCGCTTGTAGTCGTCGAGCGCATCGAAGAAGTCGCTCGCGTTGGAGCGAAGCCGATCCGACAGGGAGCGCGAGCGGTCGTCGGGGATCTTCTCCAGCTCGCCGGCGAGCTTCTTCAGGCTGCCGTGCGAGATCTTGAAGCCGAAGAATTCGCGGGCGATGTCCGCCGCCTTGTGCGCCTCGTCGAGGATGGCCACGTCGTAGCCCGGCAGGATCAGGTTCTTGCCCGTGTTCGCGCGCACGACCATCGCGGCGAAAAACATATGGTAGTTCGTCACGACCACCATCGACTCGCGGGCGATGTCCTTGGCGCGGTAGGCCCAGCACCCATCGAAGCTCTTGCACTTGCGGCCCTTGCACTCGTCGCTGCTGCGACTGAACTGCCGCCACACCTGCGGCGCGGGCACGAAGTCCAGCTCGGAAACATCGCCGGTCTGCGTCTCCTTCGCCCACGCGCGCACCGCAGCCAGCTCCTCCTCGTCGGATGCGTCGCCGCGGTTCCACGAGCGCGTGGCGTTCTTGATCTCGACATCCCACGCTCGATCGTTGCAGAGGTAGTTGTTGCGGCCCTTCAGTGAAGCGAAGGAGAACTTCCACGGAAGGATCTCGCTCAGCATCGGCAAGTCCTTCATCAGGAGCTGCTCCTGGAGCGCGATGTTCGCGGTGACGATCACCACGCCGCGCCCCTGGATCGCCGCGTGGTACGTCGCCGGCACGCCGTAGCCGACCGACTTGCCCACGCCGGTCGGGCCCTCGCCGAGCAGGTGCCCTTCCTTGCGGATCGCAGCGTCGATGCTGCGCGCGAGCGCCACCTGCCCCGGCCGGGGCTGGTAGGACGGGAAGCGCTGCGCCAGGTAGCCGCCTTCGCCGAAGGTCGCGTCGATGTACGCGTCGAGCCCAGGCACGCCCGGAGGCAGCGCGGGCTCGCCGTCGTCGTCGTCGTCGAAGAAGTCAGCCACGAACGACGAGCCCTCGGGCCCCGCGAGGTCATCGTCGTCAGCGAAGGGATCCTGGTACGTCATGGGGCCTCGGGTGCTGGTCAGTCTGCGAAGGGATCGTTGGAAGCCGCGGCGGGCGCCTTCTTCTCGATCAGCTCGTCGTCGATGAACTTGTCCGCCGCCTCCGCGTCCTTCATCTTCAGCTCCTTGATCTTGCCGATGCCGAAGCGAGAGCAGAACTTCTGGAGCTTCTCCGGGCCCAGCTCGCGGAGCTTCGCGACGAGCTTGCCTTTCGTCGCATCGTCGACGGGCTTGTCGCCGGCGTCATCCTTCGGCGCGGTCTTCGACTCGCCCTTGGCCTCGCCCTCCTTGGGCTTGCCCGCGGCGCCGTACGTCTCGAAGTCCTCGTCCTCGTCGCCGTCCACCTCCTTCAGGTTGTGCAGCGCCGCTTTCGCGATGCTCGCCTTCAGCGCATCGGAGATGTCGGTCTCCGGCAGCACGTTGTAGGTCGTCTTCGTGTCGCCCTTCTTGCCGCGGCGCTCGATCTCGAAGACCTTCTTGTCGAGGCCGTACTTGTCGCGGCACTTCAGGATGTCCTTGAAGGTCACGATGCCGCACTCGTAGATCTTCATCTCGCCGGTGTCCGGCGCCTTCGGGTTCGGCTCGAAGAAGTTGAAGAGGAACTTCGCGGTCGTCTTCTTGCCGGCCTTGACGTGCTTCTTGCCCTCGTCGGTCTCGATGTCGTGATACTTGTTCGTGTCCTTGTCGTAGACGACTTCGCGCGACTCGGGCTCGCCGACGAACACGCCTTGCACCTTGTCGCCGTCGTCCTTCAGCCGGACGTACTTGCCACCGCTCGCGTGCTTGTCGGCGACGGTCTTGCTGCTCTCCCAGCTCATGGTTTTCTCCTCCGCGGGTTCCGTGACTCGATGCGAGCCGACGGAAGAGCGGTGTTACCGCATCGCGATCACGATGGGCAAGAACTTCGCGAAGATCTCATGCCGAGGAATGTCCGCCCTCGCGCGCGCTGCGTGTGGAGAAGCCGTGGACACGACGGGGGAGAGCCGGCGAGCATGCGCGCGCGCTCGCCTCGGCGTTGCGGGGGCTCGGCGGAGCTTTCCGGTGCTACGTGCGGAGGCGAGCGCTCTTCATGAACCATCCAGATCGGAAGGCCTTCATGTCGATGAGCCCGCGCAGCGAGTCGGCGATCGTCGCGGTGCCGAGCTGCTTGGCGATGGCTGCGCGCTCGTCGTTGGTGAGCCCGACGATGAACGTGCTCGCTTCCTCTGCTGCCTTCGCGGGCCAGCCCCCGAGCTCCAGCAGGAACACGGCACGCAAGCCGGCGTAAGTGGCACGCGCGGCGCGAGCGATCTCGCGCTTGCGCTCCGCCGCCGACAGCTTCACGCGCGCGTCGTCGATGTACTGCCGAGCCACCGCGAGCACGGCATTGCGCTCGGCGAGGCCAGCGTGCGCGGCGTCGCGCGCGGCGGCCGCCACCTGCCCCATGCGCACGATGACGGGCGCCAGCGGGTTCGGTGACACCAGGCCCGCTGCGTCCACCGCCGGCGGCAGCGCGGCCTGCTGGTTGAGCAGCAGCAGCAGCGCGGTTGCGCACTCAGCGCGCGCGGCGTAGTCCGGGGCGACGCGGACCGCGAGCCAGGCGAGATCCGCCGGGTCGGAGTGTTTGTCCCAGGCGGCGCCCAGCGTCTCGAAGTCCGCCATCCGGGAGCGCGCGGGTTCGGCGCACCCCATCTCGCCCAGGACCAGATCTAAAGGTTTCCCCGACATGCCGGCCTCCTTGCCGCTCCAGCCGTACCAGAGGCCGCAGGACGCCGCGAGCGGCGAGACGCATGCTCGGTTGGGCTCGGGCGCGAAGACGCGGCAGGGGCCCGCCTCGCGCGAGGAATCAGGGCCTCGCGCGGCCGCCGTCCCGTCAGCTCGGCGCGTGCCGTTGCGGGGGCAGCGGGGCGCCGGGGGTCCGGGTCTGGTCGCGCGAGGCACAAGAACAATCGCCGCGGCGCGAGCAACCCGGAAACGGGATCGTCGTGTAGCCTCGCCAGGCGTCCTGCAATCGCGCAGGCGTCGCCCCCGCCGCGCGGAAGATCGCAAGAGCCCCCGGCGGGGGCGGGTCCCGAAATCCTCCCCGCCCCCGGGGCCTCGACGGCTCCGTGGGGTTGGGGGAGGGACAACCGGGTCAGCGCTTCACGAGCACGCCGGCGCCCGGCACAGCGAAGTCAGTCGATGCTCCTGCCGTGCTCGGGAGACTAGCCGCCGGCGGCGACCTTCGTCGAGGCGAAGCCGATGGGCTTGCGGGCGCCGCACACGGCCCCGGTGAGGCCGCCGGCGCGCGCCAGCTTCGCCCACGTCTCGCATCGGTCCTTGCCGCCGTCCTCGCTCAGCGTGACCAGCACCAGCTCGCTGTTGGGGTTGGGCCGCCGTCGCACCGTAATCGGCGCAGGCCGGCCGCAGCGCCCGGACGCGTAGCCCTGCCACGCTGCGAGCCAGGGCCCGCGCGGGCAGCCTGCACCCTTCACCGCGACGCCAGCCTGCACCGCGAGCACGTGGATGGCGCGCTCGGCGGCGAGGCGCGGCGAGGCGCACACTTGCTTGCGCGTGTACGGGCCGAGCGCCATGGGCCCGAGCAGCTGGAAGGCCGTGGCGTCGCCGGCGGCGCCCAGCTTCTCGCACGTGATCACCCGCTGCTGGAAGCCGCTCTCGTGCGACGCGATGGCCACCAGCGCGAGCGCCGTCGCCTCGCGCGCTGCATCGCCGGAGAAGGGGATCGCCGGCGCCTCGCGCACGGCATCCTCGATGGCCAGCGCAAAGGGCGCCAGGCGCGCGCGCTCTGCATCGAGATCTGCCTTCGGCGGGAGCAGCGACAGGATCGCAACCATGATCAGGTCCGTCATGGGGCGCGACCCTGCCCGACGCGAGGAGCTACTTCAAGAAGATCCGCACTCGTCGATCTCGGCGCACGATGCGATGTTCGCGCGACAGTCGAGGTCGAGTTTCACGATCCCGCTGGCTTGCACGTTCTCGCAGACGGCCTCGCAGGCGTCGCCCTCTTCCGTTGGATTCCCCTCCGGACAGCCGAGGGCGCGGTACTTCGCGCAGACGTCGGCGCAGGTCACGTCTCCGCTCGGCGCCGCAGCGTCTGGCATGGCGGGATCGGTGACCGTCGAGCTGCTGACGCATCCGACCTGGCAGCGGCATCCGGAGAGCAGCAGGACAAACACGAGCGCGTTCTTCATGACACCTCCACTCTCGGGATCGGGATCGCGTAGTCGACTTGCCACAGCACGCGCACGAGCTTGCCGTCGACCACCTCGGCCGCGGTGTGCGAGCTGTGCTCGCGGTCCTCGGGCTGGTCGCAATGGTAGACGTGCTGGTTGAACAGCAGCTGCGCGCGGCAGCACTGCACGGGTCGCGTGCTGCTCATCGTTCGCCGACGACGGGCGCGTGATCCACGACCCACAGGTCGTGGTAGGCCTCCACGTACTCCGAGGCGTGGAAGACGAAGCCGTTCATCCCGAAGTCCGAGCCCCAGGAGTTGCACACGCGGAAGCGGTCGCCGTCGTAGCCGCAGAGCACCATCGCGTGACCGCCGGCGATGTCCTCGCGGTCGCGCGGCGGCATCAGGTCCTCGGCCGGGTCGAACTCGGCGTTCACGAAGTCCATCGACACGTCGGTGCCGAACACGACGAGCCGGCCATCGGCGATGGCGCGCTTGCAGTCCAGCACGCGGCGCGCGCCGATGCTGCCGATGCGGCGGTAGACGGTCGGCGAGCGGTTCGGATGCGCAGCCTGCACCGCGGCGTCGCGCGGCATCTTCTGGAAGGGCGCATCGTCGCGCGAGATGTCGTCGATCCACGAGCCGTCGACGAGGCGCGCCGGGCTCTTCGTGTCCGAGTAGGGCCACGCGCTCTCGCTCGGGAAGCCGACCTTGTTGATCGCGTCGAAGGCGTTGCGGATGAAGGTGCCGTTATCCATCCGCGTCGCGTGGTGCGTGGCGCGAGCCCACCAGTAGATCCACAGCCGCGAGGGCAGCGTGGGCTCGACGATGCCCTGGCGCACGTGGCTCGCTCGAAGCGCCTGGGCGATCGAGTTGGCCACGCAGGAGCCGATGCGGCCCTGGTCGAGCACGCTCAGGATGTACTTCTCGGCGCTCGCTGCCTTGGGCGGCGGCGTCGTGAGCTGTAGCTCGTCGAAGCTGCGATCGGGCGTGGTGCCGAGCGGCTTCAGCGGATCTCGGATGTAGCCAAGCGCGCGCATTATCTCCTCCGCAGCTTGTAGCCGATGGCGATGGGCTCCGGGACGATCAGCTCGTCCTCGCTCGCGAGCATCATGGGCGGGTCGCCCTGGCGCTGGATGCGCAGGCCGGGCACGCGCCGGTTCACGACGATCAGCAGGTCGTTGTAGGCCTGCTCGAATTCCTTGATCGCCGCGTCGTAGTCCTTCTGCTCGATGTCCTCCGCCGCGAGCGCCGCGCGGTTCACGAGCTGGAGCGCGGCCCGAGCTCGGGCCATCGCGTCGCGTACGGTCGCCTCGTTCGGAGGGTTCGGCGCGCCCTTGAAGTAGCGGTCGACGAACGCCTGGATCTGGTCGAGCACCAGCATCGCGTCCGTGACGACGGCGATGATCTCGGGAAGGGCGGCGAGGAGGGCGTGGCAGCTGGTGAGCACCGCGCACGCGCAGCAGCCGAAGAAGACGCGCCGGCGAGAGATCACGGTGCCTCCGGGGCGGCGGACGTCGCCGGTGGGGGCTGGATGGCAGCGGCTGCGCCCTCGACCTTCAGCGGGATCTTCACCTCCGCCGGCGCCGCGGGGGGCTTCAGCTCGCCACCGTCGGGCGCCTTGATCACCGGCGGGCGCACTGGCTGCTTGATCACCACCTCGTACTGCGGGGGCTTGCCGCGCACGCCGGCGTCGGTCTGCTGGATCGAGATGTCGGGCTGCTTCTTCGCCTCGTCGGCGGCGACGCTGACCACCTGCTGCGTCTGCTGCACCTCGCGCTTCGTCTCGCGCAGGACGGCGATGGCCTCCGCCAACGTGTTCTGCGTGTCCGCCACCTGGTCAGCCATCCGCGCGCTGCGCTCGTTCTGGAGGTACACCAGCAGCGCCAGCACGCCGGCAGCGACGAGCATCAGGATGCTCAGGCCGATCATGCGGCGCATGCCCGTGCGCGTGATGTCCACCAGGTCGTCGACGGACGCGGCGACAGCTTCGAGAGGTTCCAACGTCGGTTCCCTTTCGGTGTCCTCCGGCGGCGTAGACGGCTCAGGCGTCACGGCCTCCACCTCGCCAGACGGCGGCGGCAGCGACGAGATCACCGCGGGCGGTGGCAGCGCCGGGAGCGGCGTGTTCGGGATGGGCGTCGGATCGTCTTCGCTCATTTGTCGATGTCCTTGGCGAACTCTTCGAGGTCGAACAGGGAGGGCGGCCGGATGGTGGTCATCGCCTCGGGCGGGATGCTCGTCGACGCCATCCGTTCGGACGTGCGCACGGCGCTCGCCACGGACACGGCAAGGGCGGTGCGCACGGCGTCGAGGTCACGCACGGCGCGAGCTGCGCCCTTCTCTGCTCGGGCCAGGCGGCGAGCCGTGCGTGCCACCTCGCGCCGCTTTGCCTCGTGTCCGAAGGCGAGGAAGTCGAGCACGCGCTCCAGGCGAGTGGCTACTGCTGCAACCTTCATTCGTCGTCGCCCTTGGGCGGCTCGCCGCCGCTGCGCCGGGGACGCTGCGCCTGGTAGCTGCCGCTTAGCCCTCCGGCGCGCGACATGAACTTCGCCAGCTCGAGGAGCATCGTGTTCATCGAGCGGGCCATGTCGTCGAGGGAGCGCGCCAGCGTCGCAGCGTTCGTCTCGTTCGTGCGCATCGCCGTCGTGATCTGGAGCGTCTGCGTCTCGACGATGCCGGCGAGCTTCTCCACCGCGGCAGCCTGCCCGCCGAGGTCTTTGCGCCATCGGTCGGTGGACCCTTCAAGGGCGACGGCGGCATTCTTCATGTCCGTCACGCGATCGTCGTTGCTGGTCTTCGTAACCCGCATCGTCCAGACCACGGTGCCGGCCGCGATGATGATGGCGATGATGGCGATGGCGCCGAGGATCGATTCTTTCACCAGCACCATGCCGGCAGCCTTGCCGGTCTCGACGAGCGCGGCCTGCGAGTCCTGCGCGTGCGCCGGCAGCGCGTACAGCATGACGACGCCCACCACCAGGCCGAGCACCACGCCGAAGAGTACGCACAGCCCCAGCGCGAACGCGGGCGACTTCTCGATCAACCGGCGCACGTCAGGCTGCGTTCTGCACGCCGTTGTCGTTCGCTGGCGGCTTCGACGACGGGGCGCCGAAGAGGACGTTCGCGGCGGGCTCGCTCACGGCGCGCACCGGCGGCGAGAGCGCCTCGTGCAGCGCGATGGCCCCGCCGCCCGAGAAGAGCCCGGCGACGCCGGCGAGCAGCGCGGCTTCCCAGGTCGCGCCGTCCACCTTCGCCTTGACCATCAGCGAGGCGAAGCCGAGCGCCAGCGCGATCCACGGCAAGGCCTTCTTCGGGATGGCTGGGATCGAGAACTTCGCCAGCAGCGCGTTCATGGTGTCGGCCTTGATCAGCCGGATGAACACGTTGATCGCGAGAGCGGCGAGCGCGAGCCAGGTGATCGGCGGTGCTTCCATCTTCTGGAAGATACCGCGCGCCGGGCGGCCTGAACAGGGCAGGGCGTCAGGCGGCGCTGGCGGGGACCTTGGGAATGGTCATCGTCGCGAAGGGCGAGATGTAGCCCGTGTCTGCGGCCGCGCCGGCGCCGCTCTCGGTGCGCACGCGCATCATGTAGAAGTTGGTCGAGTTGTCGATCGTCTCCGACAGGCCCGTGAGCTGCAACGTGTGCAAAGCGCCGTACTGCCCCGTCGTCGTGCTCGGGTCCGTGCCGGTGCCGACGGTGGTCTCCGCCATCGAGGTGCGGTTGACGCGAATGAGCTTCACCGTCGGGAGGCTGGCGGGGAGGGTCGCGCCGGCGGCCTGCACGCGGATGCCGATCGCGGAGACCGTGGCCCCGTTCGGAAGGTCGAGCGGGATGTCGACGTTGAAGGCGCTCGTCGTCGAATTCTTGAACCCGTTGTAGAGCGTGCGCGAGAGCAGCGAGCTGTCCGACGAGAGCGCGCAGTGCGCCATCGATTTCGTGAGCCCCACCGGCGAGTCGTACTTGTATTCGGGCGCGAAGATGCTGGTGAAGCTCTTGTCGCCTTGGAAGTTGACGTTGCCGTCGCCGATCTGGTCGAGCTGGCTGCGCACCGAGCCCGCGGTCAGCGCGCCGACTCCACCCGTCGACCGCGACGCGCCGATGCGCTCGGCGCCATCGTCGTTGTTCGTGACCGCGCTCAGGTCGGTGATGATCTTGTCGACGGCCGCGGCGAGCGTGCTGCCTGCGTTGGTGCGTCCGCCGAGCCAGGTCGTGCGTGCGCCGATGCCGATGCGTGCGGCGCCGCCGCTGCTCACGACGGTGCTCAGGTCGGTGACGATCTTGTCGAACTGCGCTTCGACAGTGGTCGCCGGGTTCGTCGTCCCGTCCGCCCACTGCGCGCCGCCGGCGTACTCGATGTTGATGGCGCTCTTCAGCGCGGTCAGCGCCGACTGCACCGAGCCCGCGGGGATGGTGCCGCTCGCGCCGACGACGCCGCCCTGGCCGATCTTGTCCGCGCCGCTCTGCCCGGATGACAGCGCCTTCAGGTCCGCGATCATCTTGTCCAGCTGCGCCTCGGCGGTCGCGGCCGGGTTCGTCGTGCCATCGAGCCACGCGGCGCCGCCGGCGTAGTTCACCGAGGCCGCGGCGAGGTTGTCCTGCGCGCCAGTCACGTGCGCGTTGTACCGGGCCAGGATGGCAGCAAAGGCCGCAGCGGGGCGCCCTGCACGGAGCGCGAAGGGAGTGCCGGCGACCACGATCGCGTCCTGCCTGCGCGTGGTGCCGAAGAGGCCCGAGCCGGAGGCGCCGCTGACGTCGGCGTTCAGGATCGACGTCTGGCCGTTGGTGCGGCGCACGTCGGCGATCAGGATGCCATCCGGCTGGAGCGCGGGGCGCGTGGCGACGCCGATGGTCGCCTCCGCGCCCTGCATGACCTTGAACTTGAAGCTCTCGGCACGGACGAAGTTGACCGACAGGTTGTTGCCGTCCGTGCGCGGGTCGCTCAGCGCGCGGTCGAACTGGAGGAAGACCGCAACCCACTTCTCGTTTCCCGGCGTGCCGACCGACGTCGACACGCCGTTGTAGTCGACGGCGACGTTGACGTTTTGCGTGCCAGGCACCGAGATGCGCTGCCCGAGCTGGTCGGCGGCGACGCCGGCGGCGACGTCCACGGTCAGGTTCGGCGTCCCGCTCTTCTCGGAGACCGCGAGGCCGTTGAACACGCCTTGCAGGCCCTGGTCGAGCGTCATGTTGCGGTCTGCGATCTCCGCCGCGTCGAACGCGCCGTCCAGCTCGGCCTCGGTGACCTTCTGGCGGAAAAAGAAGTCCCTGCGATCCATGTGCTCCTCCGGGCGCGTGGCGCCTAGTGCAGCTCCCAGCTTACCCCAAGCTCGCTCTCGCCTAGCTCCAGATGGTCAATGACAGGCGGCGGCGGCTCCGGCTCGGCGATCCGCACGAGATGCGTGTGCGCCGGCTTCATGTAATTGGCGATGATGCTGATGCGCTCGCGCTGCTCGTCGGTGAGCAGCACCTCGCTATGGATCTCGAACGAGTACACGTTGTACGACTCGCTCGGCCCGAGCACTGTGTCCTCGCCCAGCTCGGCCTCGCCGAGGTCCCATCCTTCGCCGCTCACGGACGTGATGGTGATGTCGGGCTGCACGCCGACGAAGAAGCGCACGACGTTGATGATTCCCGGCGCCGTGCCCTTCAGCTTGTAGATGCTCACCAGCACCCGCAGCAACCGGCGTTTGTCGATCAGCGACAGCGTGAAGGGGAACGGGTTGCCCAGCCCCCACAGCATCAGGTCGACGAACGGCTCGGCCGCGGTGTCCGGGTCGAGGATCGAGGTCCACGCGTCGATGCGGGCCAGCGCCTGGTCGTTCACCTCGTCGAGGCACGAGACGAACCGGCGCAGGTCGCCGCTGCCGTCCTCGCTCTTGTTCTTCTGCGGGATGAAGCGCCACAGGCCCCAGCGCCGCGCCGCGGGCACGGGCGCCGAGTAGGCCACGAAGTCAGCCACGTTCGTTGGAGGCGCGACGACGTTGCCGGAGATGTCCGCCACGTTGCTCACGGCCACCTCGTAGACCGCGCCGAAGGTCGATTCCGTGTTCAGGGTGACGTCGACGGCGGTAGCCGAGAAGGCCTCGACGGCCGCGGCCGCGATCGGCGCCGCCGGCGCCGTCTTGGCGGTGAAGACGTAGTTCGCGGGGTTGAGCGCATCCGCCGGCGAGAGCGCGTCGAGCATCTGCACCGGCTCGGAGAAGGCCACGCGCACGCGCCGCACGTCGATGCCCATCGCGGCCGCCACCTCCGGCGTGGCGACATCGGCGATGGTGAAGGAGTACGTCTCATCGATCACCGGGATGCCCGGGCCCGAGGGGCCAGACACCACGTGCACGGAGACGACTTGCTCGCTCGCGAAGCTGGTAGTCGGGTCGATGACGACGCGCGCGGAGCCGCCGCCAGGGATGCCCACGACTTGGGAGCTCGGGCCGTCGAAGCCCATGGAGAAGCCCACCGAGTCGTCGAAGGCGAGCACGCCGTCCACGTAGACCTTCGTCGACGCACCGGGGTTGTGCAGGTCGATGGTGATGTTCGTCGTGACCGGGATGCCTGTCTCGTCCGGCTCCGGGTCGCGGTTGGCGAGCCGCGGTGCGCCGGTCGGGATGATGACGAACGCGTCGACGTAGACGGCGGGAAGCTCCACCTCGACGTCGGTGAGCGGTCCGCTGGTCCCGAGCAGCTGGAGGCGCACGCCGATGGTGTGGAAGGCGCCAGCGAAGCCGCCCGTGTTCAGGGCGATGTCGAAGAGGTCGCGCTCGCGGCTGATGCGCGTCGTCCAGACGGAATACTGGCCATCGATCCGCATGCTCAGCTGCCACGCGGTCCCGGCAGGCATGTCCGCCGGCGGCCGGATGGCGACGCGAGCCCGGACGTACTGGGCGCCGGCGAGCTGGACGTTGTTGGTCCACTCCACCATGTCGCCCGTGTTCAGGCGCTCGAAGAGCCCAGGCCGGTCCGAGCCGAGCCCGAGCACCTTCTCCCCGGACGGCGCGATCCAGCCCGTCGGGGAGATTCGCCCGTGCAGCTCGCCGGGCCGGAGGAAGAAGTAGGTGAGCGCCACGGATCAGAGCTGGCGATTCACCGCGATGTGGTCGAAGAAGCCTCGGCGCGTGACGTCCTCGCTTTGGAAGCCGAAGCCGCCGCGCCCGAGCAGCAGAGGCGTCGAGCCGCTGTTGACGCCAAGTGCATCGTCCACGAAGTCGCCGATGCCGGGGATAGCGACCCACGCTGGCGAGGTGACGGGGTTGGACAGGTCGCTGCGGAAGGCCTTCAGCAGCACGTCGTTGTTCGGCTGTACGATCGCGTCGAGCCGCAGGTGCAGCCAGGTGTCGACCGCATAGCTTGCCGTCGACTTGCGCAGCGTGCCCATGGTGCCGAGCGCGACAGACGGCACGCCCTCCTCCAGCGCGCCCTTGCGCAAGACGATCTTGTGCGGGTCCGCGTCCTCGAGGCCGAGGATGTATGCGTCGTCGTGCACGCTCGGGCCAGCGAGGAGCACGTACAGGAACGGAGCGAAGCCCGCGGGCCCGCCGGAGACGCCGCGCTTGATGGCGCAGGAGACGCTCATGCCCTTCGCCGCCGGCGCGAAGTTGGCCAGGTTGCAGAAGAGCGCCGAGCAGCCTGGAGTCAGCTCGGTGCTGTTGAAGCCGTAGACGAAGTTGCCTCCGCCGTTCGGCCTCGCGATGCCGTTGGTGACGCCGCGCTTGATGCTCGCGGTCGAATCGTTGCAAACGGTCCAGTCAGCCTCGCTCACGGTGCGCTCCTTCTCGTGGTGATACTACAGCAGCAGGCGCGTCCAGTAGCGCAGCGGGTCGCCTCGGAGCCAATGCGTGCCCGAGCCGCTGGTCTGGATGTCTACCGCCGAGCCCGGGCCCGCCGTCGCCGAGAGCTTCACGTTGTTCGCGTCGACGTAGATGATCCAGTAGACCGTGCCCGGGTAGAGGCCGCCGGCGATGGTGCCGTTCTCCACCTCGACGGTCACGCGGTCGTTCGAGGCGAACGGATGCGCGATGGCGGTCAGCGTGTCGAGCGTGGGCGCCGGCACCACCTGCACAGGGAAGCGCACCTCCTCGAAGTCCTCGAAGTCCTCCGCCAGGTCGAAGGTCGGGTTCGTCACGCCCGGCGTGATGGTGAAGCTCGCGAGCGCGTCCTGGTTGGAGAGCCAGCCTTCCTCGAAGTCCTCGAAGGCTTCCGCGCCTAGCGCCACGTCGAAGCTTGCCGCGGCCGTCGCCGGCATCTCGCTGTAGCTGTCCTGGTTGGAGAGCCAGCCCTCCTCGAAGTCCTCGAAGGCCTCGCCCACCAGCGCCACGTCGAAGAGCGCGGCGGCCGCGGCGCTGAAGAAGTCCTCGATGCTGTCCTCGTTCGCGCTCCAGTATTCCTCGAAGTCCTCGAAGGGCTCGACGGGGCCATCGATGCCCGGGCCGGCGATCGGGTTGTCGAAGCCGGCGGCGAGGCCGGTGAACGTCTCGATCAGCGAGCCGAGCACCCACCCGTCGAAGCGCTCGGCGTCGTGCACCGGGCCGAGCTGCCGCGCCACCGCGCCCCATGCGTTGATCGTGCGGCTCAGGCCCGTGTAGCTGGCGAAGCTGTCGCCGGCGCCACACATGGCGATCGCTGGAGCTCCGGAGAAATTGGCGACGCATCGGAAGAGCAGCCGCAGCCGCGACCACGCGTTGCCGTAGCGCGTGAGGCGCGCCACCACCTTGTCGACGTTGCCCCCGCCGGCGGCGACCTGCACCTTCGTGATCCGCTGCGTGCTCAGGTCCGCGATCACGCCGATCTGGTCGGTGGTCGCGTCGAGGTAGAGCCCGGCATGCGTGCGGGTGACGTACCGAAGGAAGGCCTCGAAGACGTACGCCTTGCCGGCCTGGAAGGCGATGGGCGTGGCGCGCACGAGCTGGCGCACGCCGGCGCCGCCGGTCTCCTGGAGCTGCTCGGCCTGCGCCGCGATGCCCGCGGGCGACGCTACGGCGTTGGCGGTGACGACGAGGAGCACCGCCGTCCAGCTGGCGTGTTCGAGGTCGTTGGGATGGTCGGTGAGCGCGGCGAGCTGGTCGAAGGTCGCGGGCTCGAACGAGAGCGCCTGGTCCTCGACCCACCACGCATCCGGCATGCCCTCGGTGGGGCCGGGGATCTCGAAGCTCGGGTTGTTGAACACCGGGACGGTGGGCGGGGGGAAGTAGCCCAGGGTGAAGCCCTGGACCGCGATGCCCCCGCCGGGCCCGAAGCCTTGAAGCGCGATCGTCATGGCGTCAGGTGCGCGTGACCGTCTGCACGTCGCCGGCGGTGACGATGGTCTGGTCGATGAGCGTGCCGTCTGCGGGGACCTTGCGCGAGCCGTTCGGCGTGGCCGCGTCGACGACGAGCGGCTTCGTCGTGTCGAGCCCGTGGATGTGCCACGTCTCGCGGATGCGCTGGCGCTGCGTGCCCTCCTCGAGACTGACGAATGCCCACGAGTAGCGGTCCGTCGCCGGCAGCGTAGCGGTTCCGTCGCAGCGGACCATGTAAGCGATCGTCTCGTCGTAGGACGCGTGATCGTAGCCATAGGCGCCGTCGCCGATCTCGTACATGGCCGCGTCGGTGACGATGAGCGCGCCGCTGACGGCGTTGCGGATGCGGATCGTCGGCGAGAGCCCCGTTGCAGGGGTGCCGGCGTTCACAAAGGCACAGGTGTACAGCACCGCTCAGCCCTCCTCTTCGATCATGGCACGTACCGATTCATTGCCCACGCGATCAGCTTCGCACGGTTCGTGGAGCCGATGAGACACGTCCCGCGAGAGAGGCGCGTGATCTGGCCGTCGAAGTGTCGCGGCGTGCCGGGCGTCTTCCCGACGAGCATGTTGCCGAAGCTGCCGAGCTGCGTGACAGCCACGCTGACCTCGGCGCTGCCGTTGATGCTGAAGAAGAGCGTGGAGCCGGTGAAGCGCCAGAACGCCACGAGCGGCGTGTTCAACGCGATCTCGATGCCCACGTCCTTCGGACCCGTATCCCACTGGTACGCGTGGCACCAGTACACGCCGCCGACGTTCTTCAGAAAGAGCCCGCTGTACTGGCCATCGTCCATCGTCACGCAGTCGTTGTCGTAGATGGTCGCGTTGTTGGTGTTGATGGCGCGCACCTGGAAGACGGCGAGCTGCCAGTAGCGCTTGTCGCCCTCGCGCACGTAGTTGGTGGTGTTCGGGCCCTGCATGGCGTCGTCGACGCCATCGAAGTCGAGCGCGGCGTGCCCTTTGATGGCGTTGGTGATCAGGGTCGGACGCGCCGAGCTGGATGCCAGCAGCGCGTTCGCACCCGTCGAGGCGTAGTTGCACGTCGTGCATTCCCACGAGCCGGCGGGGTTGCCGTTGCCGAGCGCGACCAGCTCATCGGCGTCGAAGTCGTGCGTGCAGCCGATGACCGCCTTCGGCGAGTACTCCGGGATCGCCGGGAGCACGCTGTAGTGCCCCTTCGCGTAGGCGGAGATGTCGATGGCGTCGGCCGCTGGAACCGCGAGCGGGGCGTACGCGGTCAGGCCTTGCTTGCCGTCGCTGCCGTAGGTGTTGTCGAGGAGCCGGCCGATGCGCTCGAAGTTGGCCGGCTTGGCGTAGGCGCTAGCGACGTAGTGTTCGAGAACGATCACCCCGTTCTCGTAGATGGCCGCACGCGCCACGTTCGCGTCCACCATGGCGACGAGCACGGCGGGCGCTGTCTGCGACGCCGGCGTGTAGCTGATGTCTGCGACGCCGGCTTGTCTGAAGCCGCGCGCGATGCGCGTCGTCGCGTCGCGGAAGAGCATCGGGCCAGCGTTCGTCAGGAGACTCTCGCTGGAGTCGAACCATGTGGCCTCGCCGTCGGTGTAGTCGTCCTGGATGACCGCCACGATGGTGCATGACGAATGCGTGGGCTGCACCGCCGCTGCCCCGGCGGTGGCCTTGTACGCGCTCGGCGACGCACTGCCCGACCGGGCCGGCGTGAGATGAACGCCGGTGAGATGCATCGCCCGACCCGCGGGAGGTCCGCTCACGGCGCCATCGGCGCCGGCGAGGCCGATGGTCGGATTGTTGGCGCTGCCTCCGACGTTCGCGGTGAAGCGGAACCAGCAATGCCACCAGCCCGGCGCGCTGGGCACCGGATCCACATGCCACCCATCGAGCGGCGTGCCGGCGCTCCCGCCCGTCGCGCCGGTGTCGAGGTTGATGTAGACGAAGCCCCAGTTGTCGATCGACAAGTAGAGCCAGCTGCTCGGCTGCGCCGCCTGCACGACGCACCCGAATTCATAGGCGACGCCAGCCCGATACGGCGTCGTCGCCCCAGGCGTGACGTACAGCAAGCGGTACGGGTACCCGGCCGGGTTCTCGGTGAGCGTCGTGCTCGTCGTGTACGGCGCCGGAGGCGTAGGCCCAGGCGTCGCAAGCAAGCCGGTGAGACCCGAGCCGCCGTCGTACAGCGTCCAGCCCGTCGTCGACTCCGAGTGAATGACGAAGTTCTCACCCGTCGGCGTGCGCGTCAGGAAGCCGGCGATCGATGACGTCGAGCCGTTGAAGTCGAGGACTTGCTTGCCGCCGAGCGTGGAGACGGATGGCGGGTTGCCGTTCCACGGCGCGGCCGCGGCGACGTTGAGCTGCCATGCATCGTTCTTGCTGGGCGCCGAGCAGCGCACCCGCAGCCGATCCGACTCGGCGATGGGCGCATAGTCCGAGGCGCCCGGATCGAGCAGCACCTGGATGAAGTAGCTCCAGCGCGTCGCGAAGTCGGCGACGGGCAGCGCCACCGAGGCCTTCTTCGTCATGCCGCGGCCGCGGGGGAAGGCGATGCTTCCGCGCTGCGCTCTCTTCTGCGAGCAGCGTGGCCCGCGTGGCGGAGCTCCGCCGCGTGAGCAGACGATCTCGCCGTCCTCGATGCGCACGAGCGCGCCATCGCGCCGCACCGGAGCCGAACGAAGGCAGGGCTTCAAAGCAGCGCTCCCGTGTCGCCGTCGGTGATGGTGACCGAGCCGAGGCGCGGGAACTCGCGCGTCGCGATCACGATGTCCTTGTGCTCGCCGTTCACCAGAAACTCGCTGATGTCGTCGCCCATGCGGCGCAGCTGCGGCAGGTCGCGCACCACGTTGAAGAGATCATCGAGCGGAAGCGGATCGCCCGAGTTGCCGTCCTCGTCCTGGTAGTAGAAGCCGAAGTCGATGGTGCGGTTCGGTGTATCGTCGTCGTTGAGCACGGCGAGATGCTGGGCGAGCGCAGCACGGATCGCTGCCCCGGCCTGCGCCGCAGTCACGCCGGCGCGCTTGTAGACGGTCATCTGGAAGTCCAGGTCCAGGTAGATGGGATCGTGCACCGCGAGCTGGAAGGTCACCGTGTTCGGATACGTGACCGTGCACATGGTGCGCACGTCGTCTTTCATCTGCTGCGATGGGGTGCCGCCGCCGCTGGGCACGATGTAGAGGATGCCGTGGTTCTCCTGCACGCCCGGGTCCTCGTTGCTGGTGGTCATCAGGGCGCGCGCCACGCCGGGGACCTTCAGCGCGTTGATCTCGTAGTCCTCGCGGCAGACGGTGCGCCCCAGCACCCGCAGCGAGCGCGGCGCGGCGATGCGGATGGCCTCGACGCTGGGCCGGTCGAGCCCCTTGCGGAAGGGCGCCTCCACGTTCGTCACCGAGATGGCCACCTCGTTGCCGAGCACGTCGATCACCCGCTCATCGAGCTTCACGATGGTGTTCGGGTCCACGTTGCCGTCGACGCCGCCACCGATCTTCATCGCGAAGGTGATCGTCCCGTAGGGGACTTGCCCGTTCACGCCGTTGCCGAAGCGGAAGGTCGCGCGGCCGATCTGGTCGACCGAGATGGTGTAGTGCCGGTCACCCGCCGTGCTGGCGAGGAAGTCATCCACCTGGGCGTAGACGCCGTTGCCGGCGATGACCACCGCCGATCCGTCGAGATACGGGCTGGCCTCGAGGCGCACCTCCTGATTCGGCAGCTCGGTCGCGATGAGCACCTGCTCGAAGGCCGTCGAGTGTTCAACGACGCCGGTCGCAACCGGCGGGTCGGTGCCCGCGGCGATGGTCACCGTCTCCGTCAGCTGGAAGACGATGGGCTCGGTGACCTCTGCCGTGCGCAGCGTGCGCCCGGATGCCAGCACCACGTCCGCGGTCGGCACCTGCGAGAGCGTGAACGTCTCGATCGCCTGCGCCGCCACCGCCGACGCTGGCGTGTAGCCGATGAGCTTCGCCAGGTTGACGATGTTCTTGCGCTGCGTGACGAGGCCGATGAATGCCTCGCGCGCCTGGTTGTCCTGGTAGAGGCCCAGCACGTCCAGGTTCCAGCACACCAGCTCGACGAGGATGTTGCCGAAGTTGGCGACGTTGAAGTCGCTCCACGTCGGGAAGACGCTCTTGATGAGCGCGCGCAGCCGCACGCGCAGAGCGCTCATGTCCTTGTCGGTGTAGTCGACGTTTTCCGGGAGAAGCCCGGTCACGGCTGCCGCCATGCTGGGCATCTTCCCACGATGCCCCCCGGCCTGAACACCCCTACGCTGCGGCGGGCAGCACGTGGTCGACGTCGAACGCGTCGATCAGCGTGCCGCCAGGTGCGCCGCGATTCACCACGCCGATGGTGAAGCGCACGGTGAGCTCGCGCGTATCGCCGTTGAAACTGGCCTCGGTCGAGAGCACTTCGAGGTTCGGCTCGTGCCGACGCAATGCGTCCGCGCCCCACACGCGCAGCAGCTCGCCGACGCTGGCCAGGTGCCGATGCTTGGCGAGGTAGAAGCGCGTCCCGAGCGACGGCCGCGGGCGGAACTCGCCCAGCTCCATACCGAAGAGCTGCTCCACGCGCGACTTCAGCAGAGCCGCGCCGGAGCCGTTGGCGAAGTCGTTCTTCCGGTCGCGCCGGAAGGGAGTGAGGATGCCGCGACCGATGTAGCGCTCCAGCGCGTCGACGCTCATGGGCCCTAGCCTAACAGTCGCCGGTCTGCCCGTCGCCGAGCTGCACCGAGGGGATGTCCGGGATCGCCGCCTGGATGGCGAGCAGGATGGCGATGATCGCGTCGATGGGCGCGAGCATGGCGTCCGAGATGGCGCCGATGTTCCCGAGCGGAGGGATGCAGCCGAGCCCGGCGATCTGCATGAAGATGGAGATCATGCCGATGAAGCGGTTGAGCGGCTGAAGGCTCGTGTTCAGGTTCACGAGCTGCGCGTCCTGGATGCCCTGCGCGCAGTCGACAGCGATCTGGAGCTTCACGTTGTTGAGCGAACTGGCGCGCGTGGCCGCGGCGATGATCTGGAGCTGCTTGCGGATCATCGCCTGGAGCTGCGCCTTCACGCCGTACAGGTACGTGATCAGCGCGCCGATCAGGCTCTTGACCATCGCCGGGATCGACAGCTGCGGGATCAGCTTCAAGAGCTTCTCGACGAGCTTCTGGAGGTCCGTCACGCACGAGCCGAGCTTCGACGGATCCGGCGGCGGGCCCAGCGCGTCGGGGATGGCCTTGATGCAGTTGAACACGGCGCCGGCGACTTCGATGATGCTGAAGATGGGCGCGAGCGGCGCGAGGGCGCTGTTGACCTGGGCGAAGAGCGCGCGCGTGATGTCGCTCGGGTCGCCGGTCTCGTAGCCGAGCTGGGCGCAGATCTGCGCGCCGCCCGGGAAGTCGATGCAGATGATCCCCGGCGCTTGCCGGATGGTCACGCAGAGCGTGTCGATGGGCGGGATCAGGGAAGGCATCAGATGGGCTTGTCGACGTTGGCCACGGGGCGGCCGTTGATGGTGACGATGTTCGCCGAGATGTCGATCTGCCCGTCGGCGGCGATGCGCACGAGGCTGGTGCCCTTCAGCTGCCAGGCCATCGTGTCGCCGTCGTGCTCCAGGTGGTCCTCGCTCACCGTGTGCTGGATGCGCATGCGCCCCTTGCCGCGCTTGTCGATGTGCACGTGGTAGTCGCCCCACTGGAAGGCGGCGATCTGCGGGCGGTCCTCCTTGGGTACGTCGCCGGCGAGCAGCGGCGCGGGAAGCTGCGGCTTGCCCGCGTCGTCGAGCCGGAAGCTGGTGCGCTCGTACAGCGGCGCGTCGGGGCTGCCGTCGCGGAAGGTCACCAGCACCATCGACTGCACGGGCGGCACGAGAAAGAGGCCCTCGCCCATGTCGCCGAAGCCCTTCGGCCGCGCCCAGCCCGTGCCCTGGTCGAAGAGCGTGGGGATGAGCACGCGCACGCGCCCGTTGCCCTCCGGGTCGTCGATGTCGGCGACGATCCCGAGGTACGTCGAAAGGAGCCGGCGCCCTTCGTCGCCGGCGTCGTGCGAGTCGTCGGTCACGGTACAGGCCCTTGCAGCGGCGAGCCGCCGCCGTCCACGTAGACGTAGGAGACGTTGCCGAACTTGTCGACGAGCTTCTTCTTCGTCAGCTCGCCCGCGGCGCCAGCGCCCTGGTTGTTGCCCTGCCCGGCGTTCTTCGCGCCCTTCGCGCCGCTGGGCATGTTGCTCTCGCGGATGCACTTGAACGACTGCACGTAGCTGCCCGGCGTCAGCTCGTCCTTCAAGCTCTGCACGTAGTACCGCCCGGAGATGGCCTTCGCCGGGAAGGTGACCTTCACGACGGTCTTCGCCTGCACGTCCGGATCGCCGACGGTGCGGTAGTTGAGCTTCGCGCCCTGCTGGATGCCGTGCCGGAAGGTGGACTTCGCCTCGCGCGCGGCCTGCTTTGGATCGCTGGCGGTGGTGCCCTGCGTCTCCACCGACGCGTTCACCTCCGCCATGAGCTTGTTCGTGTCCTCCTGGATCTTCTGCGCCTGCTTGTCGATGTCGGCCTTCACGTTCTTCAGCACGCCGTCGAGCTGCTCCTTGACCGCCTTGTTATTGAGCATGTCGCCGAGCGCGCCGAACGACGACAAGCCGCTGGCCGGGTCGATGAGCTTGATCTGGTCGGTGATCTTCTGCGCCTGGCCATCGGCAGCGGTCGCCGTCGCGCCGATGGGCTTGCCGGTCTTCGGGTCGACGCCGGCGGCCGTCACCGTCGCCGCGGCCGCCTTGGGCTTGGCGAAGATGTCGTTCTCGACGCCGAAGTCGATGATGTCGCCCTGGCCCGGGTCCAGGTAGTAGACGTACTCGCGGACGAGCTTCTGCGCGACCTGGCGCGCGTGGAAGTGAAAGCCGGTGTGGTCGACGAAAAACTCGAACTTCTCCTTGTTGGCCAGGTGGCGGATGAACTGCGCGTCCGACATGCGAGCTTGCGCGATGTGCTCGTGCACCACCTCCGTGTCCTCGATGTGCTGCCGGTCCTCGCTGTAGCCGTTCTCCTGCGCGATGACCCGCACCACCTCGCTGCGCGTGCACGTGGCGAAGATGCGCGAGCGCCGCTGCTGGTTCATCAGCGTGCTCCGGGAGAAGGCCTCGACGCTCAGCACGACGGAGCCGGTGGTCTTCTTGATCACGCACTCGCGCTGCGGGCACATGCGGCCCACATAGCCCCAGCGCACCAGCAGGATGTTGCCCTCGACGAAGAGCGGGTTGTCGAAGTGGGCCAAGTCCCAGTTGTCGACCTGGAGCGTGAGCTTGTTGGCCTTCTTCTCCTCGTCCTCGTAGGTCAGGCTGGAGATCTTGTGCGACTGGTCGAGCCGCTGCCCAGCCTTGCCAGGCTGCACGACGATCACCTCGATGACGGGCGCCTCACGCGGCAGCGGCGACGCAGGCACGGCTACGCAACCTCCCTGCGCTTCTCGACGAGGATCTCTTCGAGCAGCGTGCGCAGGCTCGGGATCACGAGCGTGCTGCCCACCTCGAGGTCAAGGGTCGGATCGTGGATCGGGTCGGGCTGGAAGTCGCAGATCACCCAGTACAGCTCGGAGGGGTTGTCGTGCCCGCCCTCGAAGTAGCGCTCGGCGAGCGTCCACAGGTTGTCGCCCTCCGAGATGGGGTGGATGCGGTTGTCGTCGAACTCGCGGTAGCGGTAGGGCACGTGCTCGGTGAGGATCAGCACCTCGCCGGACGGGTCCGTGTACGGGTTCGCCGAGATGCCGTAGGAGAGCTGGAAGCGCGAGAGCAACCGAGGAGGCATGGTGTCACCGTAGCGTCCCGCTGCTGAACACGTCCTCCGCGTACAGCCGCACGTCACGAATCTCTTCGATCTTGAGCGCCGCCGTCGTGCGCGTGGGCTGACCGTCGAGCGCGAAGCTCTGGTGCGTGAATTCGACGCTCTCGATCAGCGTGGTGAAGCTGATGAGCTTCGGCCAGACGAAGATGATCCGCTCCGGCGCGCCCCCGGCGATGGTCTGCGCTCCGCGCTTCGGATAGCAGCACGACAGCAGGAAGCGCCGCGCGCGGGCCATGTTGTTGATCTGGTTGCCGCGGTCGTCGTAGGCCGAGAAGGCCAGGTCGAAGCTGACGGAGTGGTTCTCGGTGTTGCCGAACTGCGGCTGCGTGTGGCTCATGCCCATCGTCTTGAGCCGGCCCCACGAAGCGGTCACGCCCTCCTTGAGCTCAGAGGGATTCCACTGCACCACGAGCTGATCGCCGCTCTCGTACTTCGTGAAGGTGACCTTCGACGGCTGCTGCTGCTGGTGCGGCATCAGAAGAACTTCCGGCCCGAGGAGCTGGTTTGCTGCTGCGTGACGAAGCTGGCGAGAGCTTCGCCGTCCGCGCTGGTGAGCTGGAGCGTCATGTTCATCTGCTGCGGCTTGCTCCAGGCGCTCGCGGCCGTCTCGGCGGCGGTTGCGAGCTTGTCCGCGCTCGCGGTCATGTTGCCGTCGCCGCCCTCTTGCGGCGCCGGCGGCAGCGGCGCCATCGGCGGCGGTCCCTGCATCGATGCCGGCAGCGCGTTGGGCACCGGCCCGCCTTGCCCCGCGCCGGGGCCGAACTCGGTGCGCTCATCGGCGCCGCCGACCAGCGAGCGCCCGGGGCCGTTGGTCATGCCGGCCTCGCCGATGCCCAGCTCCGCGCGGTACTCGGCATCGGTGGTGAAGCCGAGATCGTTCTTGAGCTTCTTCCACATGTCCGACCAGCCGCTCTCGCCCAGCTCGTCCATGAGCTGGAAGAGCTGGGAGACGGCCGCGATGATCGCGCCGATCATGATGACGAAGACCCACCCGGGCCCCGCCGCGGCCGCGGCCGACACCGCAAAGCCCCACAGCGCCCGCGCGCCGGCGGCGACGGCCCCCACGATGCTCACGCTGTTGACGAAGGCCAGCATGCCGCCGAAGCCGCCCGCAGCCACGGCCGACGCGTAGAGCTGCACCGCGAGCCCCACGAGCGCGACGATGCCCTTCGAGACGATCATGCCGGCGAGCAGCCCGATGGCGATCCCCAGGCCCCACACGACAGCGCGCAGGTCGACGCAGGAGTTGAACACGGACACGAACTTCGACGTGAGCCAGCCGATGGCGACGCCCACGCGGATCCCGAGCGCGAGGATGCGGACGAGCCCGCCGACCACCACCGCGAGCACCTTGCCTACGTTCTGTCCGGTCGTGGCGAACTGGCCAAACTTCCGCTCGTTCTCCGCCGGGTTCACCTTGTCGAGCGCGATGCCGACGCCCAGCAGCGCATCCTTCAGGTCCGCGAAGGCCGCGTTGTCGGCGAAGGCGGTGAAGGCGTCGCTGATGCCGCCGAAGAAGGCCTTGACCCGGTTCCACCAGACGAAGAGGGTGACCGCGAAGGTTTCGACGCCGCTGTTTCCCGCCTCCAGCTCTTCGAGCACCTTGCCGGAGAAGCCGCCCTGCGTGAAGAGCTGCATCACGGCCTCGAAGGCGAGCCGCACCTTATCCAGCGTGCCCTTGAACACGCCCATGCCGCCGATGTTGTTGTTGATGGCCCACCGCAGCAGCGCGAGCCCGGCCACGAGCGCGCCGACCGCGATCACCACGGGCCACAGCGGTGCGAGGAAGGCCGCAGCCTTGAGTTTCGCCACCGCCATCACGCCGCTCATGACCGAGAAGGCCGACTTCAGCGCGAGGGCGGCGCCGACGACGGAGAGGAACACGGCCGCCATCGCGGCGAAGCGCGCCATCGTCTGGAGCACCGGCGCCGGAATCTTGGCGAAGGCCACGAGCAGGCCGTTCACGAGCTTGTAGACCGCGACCTTCAGCGGATCGATGGCCTGCCCCACGAGCACCATCGCGTTCTGCTTCAGCGCCGCGAACCGCTTCTCTTGGAAGGCGGTGGTCTGCGCCATGATCTCGAAGGCGGAAGCCGTGCTGCCGGCCTGGTCGCCTCCGAGCTTCATCGCGGCGGTCGTCTGATCCATCATCTTCGCGAGGTTCTTGCCGTCGTTGGCGGCGAGCACCATCGCGACCTTCTTGCCGTCGATGCTGCCGAACATCTTCACCAGCGACTCGTCGGTGTAGCCGGCGGCGCTGGTGATGCTGTTGAGCACGCCGGCGAGCCCCTTGCTCTTGAGCGCGGCGAAGTCGAACTGGATGCCGAGCCGCTTCGCCTCGTCGGAGGCGTCCTTCGACGGCGTGGCGATGTTGGCGAGCGCTGCGTTCAGGCCGGTCATCGCCTGCGGCGTCTTGATGCCGTTGACGGTGAGCAGGGCGATCGAGGCGCCCAGCTCGTCGAAGCCCATGCCCATCGCCTCGGCCGTCTTCAGCACCTCGCCCAACGACTGCGACAGCTCGCCGGCGGTAGTCTTGCCGGCGGCGACGGTGGTGAAGAGCACGTCCGATGCTTGCTTCGCGGTGAGGCCGCTCGCGGAGTAGGCGTTCACGCTCGACGTGAGCACGTCGACGGCGCCCTTCAGCTCGGTGTTGCCGCCAACCGCGAACTGCGACGCAACGCCTAGCAGGTCCGTAGCCTGCGCGGCATCGGTGACGCCGGCGCTGATCGTCTCGTACAGGGCCTCTGCCCCTTGGATGGCCCCGATGCCGTAGGTGTCCGCGAGCCCCATCGTTGCGGCTTGGGCCTTCGCCGTGGACAGCGCCGCCTCGTCGATGACGGTTCGGATCTGCCCCATCTGCGTGCCGTACTGCGACGACTGCTCCAGTGCGCTGTTGAAGAGCATCAGGCCGCCGGCGCCGGCGATGAACATGCCCGCGCCGACGCCGAAGGCAGCGAAGGCCTCCTTGTTGATCGTGGTGAACTTGCCGGCGCTGTCTCGCGTCTGGGCAAGCGACTTCTGGATCTTGGACATGACCCCGGTGGCCATGTCCTTCGCGGTGAAGAGGAAGCCGAGCCCGAGTTGATTCAGTGCCACGTCTTCCCCGTCACTTCTTCGCGTAGGCCTTCTTCTTCGCTTCGTGCTCGGCAGACCGCCGCGCGTTGAGCTTCTCCACGAACCAATGGATCCGACTCATCGGCAGCACGTCCACGTCGCTCAGGCTGAAGGATAGCCCGGAACCGCCGTCCTGCGTGTAGCAGAGCTCGAAGATCCAATCCCAGTAATGCTCGCTCTGGAGGTCCCCGAAGAGACCTCCGAGCACGAGGTCCGTTACTCCGCCAGCCGCTGCTCGACTTCCTTCTCCGCCTCCGCCAGGTCCTCGTCTGTCTCCGTCCCCGTCTCCTTCTTCATCGTCGAGTCGCCGACGACTCTCGACGACGCTCTCGGGAAGAAGAAGTCCCCGGCGAAAGGGAGCGGCTGATCCTGGGCGTGCTCGCACGACGGGCACACCGTCTCGATCGTCGTCTCGATGCCGCAGCCGTGCGAGTCGTACATGTCCAGCAGGCCGGCGATCACGCGCATCGGCTGGTCATCGAAGAAGGCCGCATGCTTGCGCCGGCGCTCGATGTCGCCCTGCACGCCCTTGGCCTTGATCTCGATGCCATCGATCGAGACCGTGTGCAGCAGCACGCTCTCCAGCAGCAGGTTGGGCTCGTCGTCCTGCTGCGGCTTGCCTCCTCGGCCGCGCTTCTTCTGCTGCAAGCGCTCCTGCTTGCGCGTCTCGGCTGCCCTACGCTGGTCGTCGCCGGTGATGAGCCTGAACACGATGTCGCGGTCCGTGCCGGGCAGCTTGCCCTCGAAGCGGTTGCCGGCGCGGAAGACTTCGCGGTCTTCCTTCGACAGCATGCGCCGCGGCAGCTCGGAGAGGTCGATGCTCCACTCGTAGCGATCCTGGCAGCTGCCGTTCTCGCACTGCACCTTGAAGATGTACTCGGGCCCGAAGCTCTCGATGCGGATGTCGACGAGCGTGCTGTCGCGGTCGCCGGCGAGGGACTTGCCCCAGTTGGGCGCCGGGAAAGATTCGCCCCCTTCGCTCACCACTGCGAGGTTGCTGTAGGGACCGGGATCGTCGGTCTTCAACCAGCAGCTCTTCAGGATGTAGTCGGGGATCATGTTCGAGCGATTCACCCTCATGTCGGTCAGGAAGCGCCCGTCGCGCCCTGTCAGACCTCGGATGTCGCCGCGGAGTCCAGACGGAGTGGTGATAATCACGAGCCCACGTTACCGCGGGGCATCTTCTCGAACAAGCCGACGCTTCAGCTTGCCGGGGCGCGTGGCCGCCGACTTCGTTCCGTGATCGTCGAGGTAGCGCACGCGTCGGTTGATGCCTGCGAGCTTGCGATCGTGGTTCTCCCAGCGCGCGCGCATGCGCCGGTCGTGCGGGTTGTCGGCCCAGCCGAGCGCGCTCGATGCAGGGTCGCGCGGCCGCGGCAGGCCCCAAAACAACATCGCCAGCATCACCGTGGAGGCGACGCTGGCGATGGTCGAGACGCAGAGGAGGACGACGACGATCGTCAGGCCAGCTCCCACCCGTCGAAGGCCAGCTCCATCTTCTCGATGACGTTCTCGTCGGCGTCATTGTCCCAGTCGCCGGCGGTGAACTTCGTCGGCCAGGCGCCATAGAGCGACCAGCGGCGCAGCTCGGTGCCGTCGCGATCGAGCTGCACGATGTCGAGGTTCTTCTTGTACTCGGAATCCTTGAGGCCGGTCCCCGCGGCCATGTCGATGACCTGCTTGAACCAGTTCCAGCAGTCGAGGTCCTTCGTCGCGCCGCGCTCCAGCGTGAGGTTGGACGTCTTCAGTCGACCCGGCGACTTGTTCGCGATGACGGTGCCGCCCTCCCACTGCTCGATGACGGCCACCTCCGCTTCCAGCTCCGAGCACTTCTGGAAGCCGCTGAAGGCGAAGCCGTCGATCTCGATCACGAACTTGAACTTCTTGTGGTAGCTGCGGGCTTCTCCGAACATGCTCTCTCTCCTCGGCGGTCGGGATGGGGTGGAGCCCGCGATCAGGCTGCTGCGGCCAGCTCAGCTTCGAGCGCCCGCGTATCCTGCGACACGCGGATGACGATGTACTCGGCAGGCTTCGCCGTCGCGAGGCCGATGCGCCCGTTGACCCTGCGCACGAAGCCCTCGCTCGGAGGGTTGAGCGCAGGGCCGAAGTCGACGAAGAAGGCCTCGTCCGGCGCATCGCTCGCGAAGGCGCCGAGCGCCGTCTGCGCCCGCAAGAACGTCTTCACGTTGCGCTGGAGCTCCGCCAGCAACCGCGGCTTGATCTTGCGGTGCTTGGCGAACTCCAGGCCGCTCTGCACCGACGTCTCGATGAACGAGACGCCGCGGCGCTCGCCGATGGTCGGGAAGTTGCCGTCCGCCTTCAGCGTGCGCGCGCCGTCGATGTGCACCGCCTTGCCGTCGATGGCGGTGATCGGGTTGATCAGCTCGGGGAACACGAGGTCGCGCGCGTCCTCCTCGTTCACCTCGATGTCCTCGACGCCCAGGACGACGGGCGAGAGCTTGCCCCACTCGATGCCCGCCGGCGCCTCGTAGACGCCGCCGTCCCGCTCGTCGTTCTTCGCCATGCGGCCGCAGACGGCAGCGCTCGGCGGCGCCAGGATGGTGGTGCTGTTGCCGAAGAGCGACTTGCTCGGGTTGGCGACCTTGACCCGAGGCCAGTAGATCGCTCCGTGCTCCGTCGAGCCCTGGAGCAGAGCGGTGCTCTTCACGTAGGTGACGATCGCGCTCTTGTTCATGCCCGCCGGCGAGTCGAGCACGGCGAAGACGCGCCCGTTCCGCGTCACGTCCGTGTAGGTCAGCATCGCGTTGTGCATGACCGACGTGCTGCGGCCGGGGACCGCGAGCAGGCCCAGGTCAGCGACGGCATCGAGCGCGCGCAGGCCCGTGCGGCCAGCCTGCGAGCCAACGAAATCGTTGTCTCCGATCGAGGCCAGGCCGTCGTTGCCGCCGGTCATCGCGTAGGAGCCGTTGGCGGGACGGTTGAGCGGCGAGCTAGTGGCCGGCGACATGTCCGTCGCCTGCACAAGGTTCGAGCCGTTGTTGGCGTCGTTGAGGATCGTCTCGATGTAGCGCGGATGCGTCGGGTCGATCGAGACGTTCGGCCACGTCTCGAGAACCACGCCGGCCTCGAGGACGAGGAAGTTGAACTCGTTCGCGGCGCCGCTGGTCGCGTTCTCGATTCGTGG